TCGTTGGGGGGCGATGACCTCGGTCGTTCTAATTGTCGCTCCCACGCCACCGGCACACATGCTGTCGCTGCTAGCGAACGGTCGTTTTAATTGACGCTCCCACGGGCAAACTAATTGACGCCCTACAGGAGTGTCTTCGTCGAAGATCTGCACATCGTCGACGCATCGCAGAGCCCGCAGCACTTCGGCGCGCTCGTGGGCGGGGACGACGGGCCGGTCAGGAACTTTGACGCGGGAGGCGCTGGCGTCCGAGTTGATGGCGACGATGAGGTGGTCGCCTTGGGCGCGAGCGAATTGCAACAGGCGAACGTGGCCGACGTGCAGTAGGTCGAACACGCCGTTGGTGAATACGGTGGTCATGCGGCCTCCTTGCGTTGAAACACCAGATAGTCCGGAGCCAGTGTCAGTGGGCCGGGTAACAGCTCGTCGAACGCTCGTTTCACACCTGGGAACCGAGGATGCCCGTAATCGTGACCGAACAGGATTCCGTTCGGCTTCAGTTTCGGCAGCCAGGCCGTGATGTCGGCGACGACCGACTCGTAGCCGTGCTCGGCGTCGATCACGACGAAGTCCAGGGAACCGTTTTCAAACGACACGGCAGCCTGCACCGAGGCCTTGTGGTGGATTGTTCGTCTGCCGGCCGCAAACTCGGTGGCCTGAATTGCTCGCTGGCGTGCGGTGTCGAAGGCCGTCTGGCTGGCTTGCTTCAGTGAGCTCGGTGTTGCACTTGGCGGGTACGCGTGCCAGCGGTCGACCATGTGGAGGTGCAAGTGTGGAAGCGATCGGAGCAGGTATTCGGATGTCTCGCCATGCCAGACGCCGACTTCGGCTCCGACGAGTTGCTCGCCGCCTCGTGACCGCAGTGCATCGACGATCGACTGAGCTCGATGGAGTTCCAGAGTTACCTCGTGCTTTCCGAAGCCGATCCAGCGCCCACGCCAGACACCTGGCCGCTGCTCACGGAGGTGGACCGCGTCTTCGGTCCACGAGCAAAGCACAAGACGGTCGCCGGCGACGTACCAGTAGCGTTCGAGTTGAGCGGCACCGAGGCCGATGGTTCCATCTGCCCGCAGCAAGAGACGATGGGAGCCAACGCCGTGAACAGTGTATTGGTATAACTGGTCGGCATCCTGGTGTGCTGTCGGCAAGCCGCGCCGGCGAAGTTGAGGCACCGCTCGCATCATCCCGTCGAAGGTTGCGTCGGTTCCCGCACCATGCGCACCGATGACCGGCGCCTCACCGTCGTGCGGAATGGGAAACGTGTTGTAGGCACGGTGGATCAGGTGAACCGGCGTGCCGCTTTCCTTCGCCGCCAAGTTCAGCCACGTCTGGTCGCGCCAGATCGACGATGGACCGTGTTCGTGTAGCAGTCGCTCGGCGGTTCGAAGCAGGCCGGCGTGCTGGCGGTCGATGACCAAGAGGCCCGAGTTGAAGTACTGGTCGGGGGCCAAGCCGAATCGATCGCACTCACGGCGCATCCCTTCGTAGAGTTCGTTGTCGCGGACAGCGGAGAGGCTTTGGAACTCTGTCGGATTCCACTCGGCGACAAACCACAGGTCGGCGTCGAAATACAACAGTCGATCTACGTCGGGCAGGATGTCGAACAGGTGGAACTTCAGGTGGTGCGGTTCGGCCACGCGGTAACGGCGTTGGTGGGCCTCGTTCACGATCACGACGTCCAAGCCAGTGAGATTGCGGCAGCGATTGGCGGCCTCGATGGCCAGCGAGGCACAGCGGCCGACTCCGATGGTCACAGCGAGCATGCTCACGACAGGAAAACCTCCTTAAACCGCTCAGCCATCGCCCGGACGGCCCGCGTCCATTCGCTGGGTTCGATGCCTATGGTCAGCGGGTACGGCGTCGGGTTGACGTCGACGACGTAAATCGAGTCGCTCTGCACGTCACGGAGCACGTCCAGCTCGCCGTAGTCGAGATGAACCCCCTCACAGAATCGCGTGAGCAACTGTTGCTCGGCGTGGCTGAACAGTTCGGCCGGCGTCGCAAGCCGTGCCCACTCGGATTGGGCGGCGAATCGTTTCTCCGTTGGTCGGCACTTGATCCAGCAGACCGGTGACATGCCGCCGATGAACGGGACGCGAAGGTCGATGATTCGATTGCCGCTGGTGTGGTTGGCAATTAGGTGCTGGTAGACGGCATCCGAGATGGGGTTTGGGATAGGGCTACGCACGACCTGGCCGTCGTGGCCACCGTTTCGCAGCGACTTCTGCACAATCTCGCCGGAGTAGTCCCGCGGATCGACACCTAGCGGATAACGGAAGACGCGAAAGAAGTGGTCACTCAGTCGATGCTTGTCCGCGTCCGCAGCGCGATTGATGCAAGGTTCGTCCGGGGGCGATTCACCGCGCGGGAGCCACGCGATGGCAACGCGGCCGCGATCGCTCACGCTGCCGCCGATGCTGTCCAGCATCGACGCGAGCGTTGAGCCGCGGAAGTGATCGATGTTGCCCAGCACTCGCAGCGTCAGGGGACGAGCAGTACCGGCATCTTCTCGTGGTTGAGCCATTGTCCTTCCCAGATTCCGTGTTTGGCGAGCCGCAGTTCCATTGTGCGGCTGCCGTTTTCGCCGGCGACGATCATCACGCCATCGCGGATCGTCCAGTAGTACTCGCACGAGGCCGCACCCTCCCCGAAGATGCCGTCGCGCCGCAGGCGGACCGTGCGGTGGTCGTAGCCGACGCGGTGATACTCAAACATCTTGCCGTCGAGTCGCGATAGTGCGGCCGCATCGTCAGCTGTGGCTGGCTCGTCTGCCGCCGGCGACCAGAGATGCTTTAACTCGTTGATGTACTCCCGGCATTCGTTCTCGTACAGAAACCCGTTCGTTTGCGGGTTCTCATAGAACGTCCACTTCCGCATGTTGCGATGCTGAAAGATGCGGTTGCCCTCGAAGTCGTGCTGGCACATCACGCCGGGCAACGCGTCGATGCCGCGCTGCGGTATGGCGTATGGCTGCTCGAGCTTCCGCCACGCCAGGTGGAACACTTCCTTGTCGCCATGCACGTGGAAGAAGTAGAAGTTGTTGGAGTTTTGCATGTACCAGTGACAAAGCTCCAGTGCCTTCCAGCAGCGGCGTTTGTCGACCACAATCTGTCCGCTCTCGACCTCAGGTTCATCGCGAAACGGAATCTCGCCGAACACTCGCCACGCTAGTCGCTCCGGTCCCAGCCGTCCGAAGTCAGGCCAGAAGATCGTGCCCGCTTCGCGGTATTCGGGCGTCTCGAACAGGAACGTCGGGTCGCGCACCGGCACGTTGTCGGCGTCCAAGAACAGGACCTCGGCGAACGGCGAATGCTGGATGACGTAAGGCTTGGATTCCCAGCCGTGCAGCCGCGCGTGTGGGTGCCGCTCGCGGACTTGGTAGGCGTCCACGCACTCGACGCCGTATGGCGCGACCACCTGCTCCCACGCCCGGTTGCGTTCGGTGTCGCCGAGAAACCAGCACTGAATGGGCAGCTCGCAGCCGAGCCGCCGCAACATGCGGATGCACACCCAGGCGTTGATCTGGTACTTCACACCACCGGCCGACATCACGATGCCGCGACCGTCTTTGGGTTCCTCGGGTCCGTCGCGCAACGTTGGGATCGCTTCGTTCACGAGGTGAGCAGCGGTTTCATTCGTCAGTTCCATCCGGCATCTCTCCTTTCCGTATCACGAGTCCGAAGGACGTGGCTAACAGTTCTCCGATCATCAGGCGGACGTGGACGCCGTCCCCCTGGTTTGCGATCTGGTCTTCGGCGTCGTGACCGGTGGTCCAATCGAACGGTGCGTCGTGTCCGCGCTCGCGCAGGTAGGCGAGCGTTTCGTCGACGTCGTAGCGAGTCCATAGCACCGTGCCTTCGTAGTCGACCGTGTGCCAATGCGACTGCAGGTTGAATTCGCCTGAGTGGACCGCGACGCCGCCAGGCTTAAGGCAGAGCAGCGAGTGGTACACGAACCGCTTTCCCAGCCGTATTGAACCGAGATGATCCATCGAGCAGCACGACCAGCAGAAGTCGAAGTCGGTAAGATCATGCGGAATCCAGTTCATGTCGACGTGCCGCATCGTCACCAGCTTGGCGAAGCGATCCGGGGGGCAAATCCGACGCTCGTTGAGTCGGGCGAACGAGTTCTCGTACCAACCGTGCTCGAGGTCGGTTGCCACGATCTTGCAGCCGCGCGCGGCGAAGTAGGCGACGAGCGGCTCGACGCCGACGCCGAAACCAAGTCCGCGCTTGCCGGGGCCAACCAGGTCAGCCGCTTCCAGGGCTTCGACCACGAGCGCGTATTCCCATTGCTTGCGGTGGACGCGGAACGGTTCCTTCAATTCCTTCATCAGCCGCTGCAGCCGGTCGCGGCGCGCGGATCGGGCGTGGCAGACGCCGCCGGGAGGCAGCGGAGTCATTGTGCGTGTTGCTGGCATACGAGAATCCTTTCGAGCAGAGCGATAACTTCATCGGGACGAATGGCGGCCATGCAGCGGGCGACCGGCCGCGCGAGACCAAGCACCGGCCATTGGCACAGACTCTGGTCTTTCGTCGAGGCGTCGCCGGCGGGAACGATGCGAGACTTCCAGCACGCCGACGTCCGACAGCACGAAAACATGCCGATCGTGTGCAGCGTGTGCTGGAGCGGATATTGCGTCCACGTGACCGGCTCGCGGCCGCCTAACAGGCAGATGTATGGCTTCTCCCACGCCGCGCACAAATGCTGCAAGTACGTGACGGGGCCGAGTCCGCCCTGGGCGTGCCACGCCAGTCGGATCAACTGTCGATGGTCAGTCTTGCCGACCATGTTTATCGCACCGTTCAGCGAAGGATGGTCGTGTTCCTTCGCGCCCACTTGCACCCACTGGATGCGGCCGAGCGTGCGCGACACGACTTCCTGGTAGTACTCAACGGACCAGGCCTTGGCGGTGTAGTCGCTCTTGATGCCGGCGTTCACGAGCCAGAAAGGAATCTTCCGGCCATCGGTGAAATGGTGGCGCACCTGATCGATCCAGGTCTTCTCGTCGTCGCTCAGGTAAAGGCAGGGGTGATTAACCTTGAGCGTCAACGGACGCTCGATCTTGTGAGCCAGGTCGTCGGTGTAGCCACCGAGAAACGGAATGTGTTCCTGGTTGCTGCGATTGATCGACGGATAGTGCAGATCCATCTTCTGGGCTTCGGGATCGTCATCGTCCACCTTGAAAATCCGTGGGTTGTGCTGCCAGATTTCAAGGGCCGGCGTGCGAACGTCGGTTTGGTACTCGCCCGGATACGTCAGGTGCAGCGATTCCACGGCGGCGGTCATCGTCAGGATGTCGCCCGGACACAAGTTGGCGCGGAGGATCAGCTTTTTCATTCGCTTCCTCCTTCGGCCAGCGCGATGGCATGCACAACGAGCCGGCGCACGGCAACGCGAGTTGGACCAGGAACGATACGAGCGAGCACGCCGAGCGCCTGGCAGTCGAGAGCCTCCTGCACGAGCCACCCGACAATCAAGTCGATGTTCTCACTGCACCACCGCGGTCCCTGGCGGTCCATCTCGGCCACGCGGTCTTCGCAGAAGCAACCCTCGGTCGGCGTGAAACCCCACGCGGCCAGCAAACGATGCAGGTGTGTGCCGACTCCGACTCGGCCTGTCAGGTTTTCATGGACTGCGTTCATGGCACGATGCTCTCGTCAGAGATGGGTGGCTCCAGCGGTGGCGGTTCTTCGGAAAACGGCTCGTCGGAAATCGGCGGTTCGGAATAGGGCTCCTCGGAAAGCGGCGTTTCGGACAACGGTGTTTCGGAGAACGGCTCTTCCGATAACGGGATGGGCGACTCCGTACTCGCCGGCGGCGGTGGTGGTGGAGGAGGTGGCGGCGGATTGCTTGTGTCACTCGGGTCCGGTGGCGGCGGTGTTTCCGATTGCGTTTCGCTGGTGGGAGGCGGCTCAGGCGAACCAGGTCCGGGGTCACTGCTGCCCGGAGGAGGCGGTGGCGGAACCTCGCTCGACGCCGGTCCAGGAACGCTAGGCGTGCTCGGCGCACTTGGCTGCGGCGACTCGCTCGTTGGCAGTGGTGGAGGAGGCGGCGGCGTTCCGCTCGAAGCGGGCGGCGGCGGTGGAGGCGACTGCGAAGTCGTGGACGTCGTTTCGCTCGGCGTTCCCGAAACGGGTCCTGGTTCACTGCTACCGGGAACGGGACTGGGCTGCGGTGCGTCGCTCGACGGTCCGACAGTGCTCGGCGTGCTGGCCGGCGAACCGCTTGTCGGCGGTGGCGGCGTGCTGTTGCCACTGGGACCGGGAGGAGGCGTCTGCGAAATCTCCGACTGCGTCTCGCTGGGAGGAGTCAACGATCCGTCGCCGCTGCTGCCGGGCACGAAGGAACCTGGCGACGGACCCGGACTGACCGGTGCGCCGCTGGATGGAGCTGGCGTGCTGGGCTGCGATGTCGGCGATGGCACAGGCGACGGACCGGGGCTCGTCGGGGATGGTGATTCAGCCGAGGCACCAGATCCTGCCGAGCCAACCGATCCAGGCGAGAAGCTCGGAAACGGTGGCGGCGATCCGCTGGGCGGCGGCGGAACGTCAACGGAGCTTTCAGTCGTGCTCGTACCGCTCGGTGCGCCCGAGGTTGTGGACGATGGCAGCTGCGATCCTGGTGGACTTGTGGAAGCAGCCGATGGCACAGAGACGGGGGATAACGAAGGCGTAACCACGCTTGATGGACCAGTGGTGGATGACGGCGTCGCAGTTGACCCGGAACTTGGCTGACCAGACGTTGGTGATGTCGGGCTGCTTCCGGGTGCCGATGTCGGCGACGTGCTCGGCGTGGACGGTGTGCCGCTGGTCGACGGCGCGGAAGGCTGCGAACTCGCGATGGGACTCGTCGAGTCACCTGGACTGCCTGACGTCGGCGAACCTGACGTCGGCGAACCTGACGTTGGCGAATCCGACGCTGCTGAGACGGACGTTGGACTGCCGGACGGTGGCGACGCTAGGCTGCTTCCAGGTATCGACGTCGGCGAGATGCTCGGCAGGGACGGAACCTCGCTGCTCGGCGGTGCGGAAGGCTGAGAGCTTGCGAGGGCACTCGCCGAGTCACCTGGGCTGCCGGACAATGGCGAATCGGATGCCACCGAACCTGACGTTGGCGATTCTGAAGTCGGACTCGTGCTGGACTGCGGTACGCCGCTGCCGGATGCAGCCGACGGAGAACTGGGTGGAGTGTCACTCGATGCAGTTGAGGGCGCGCTGCTGGGTGCCGCTGACGAAGGAGTGGATTGGCTCGGCGCGCTCGACAAGACCGCGCTCGGTTCGGACGAAGCCGCCGGACTCACCGAAGCGCCAGAGCTTCCTGATTGTGCCGAAGGTGATTGTTGGCTTCCGCTGGAAGGAACGGCTTCGCTCGAAGTCGGGCTGCCCGACTCCTGCGATGCCGAACTAGCAGCCGGACTTGAACCCGCGGACGGCGCGCTGCTCTTCGTGGTAGACGACGTTGGCGAGGCACTATCCACGCTATCGCCGCTGCTCTGGCCGCTAACGGGTGACGTACTAACGCTCTCGGCGCTCGCGCTGCTGACTCCGCTCTTTGAGCCGGATGAAATCAGGCTAGCATCGGACGACTCGCCCGAAGGCAGCGACGACTGAACGCTTGGAGATGACGCCGGGCTTTTGCCGCTCGATGCTTTGCTCGACGGCGCTGAAGAAAGAGGCGAAGCGGGAGATGACGAGGCTGGCGATGCAAGGCTGGACGTATCACTGGGCGGTGACGATCCACTGGGCTGGGACGACGGACTCAGGAGGCTGGAGGAGCCAGTCGAGTCGCTCGACGGTCCATGTGAAGATTGCGAATCACTCGACGCGCTGAGCGACGAACCGGACGGGCTGCCGCTTGACGACTTGGATTGGGAACCGCTGGAAGACTGCGATCCTTCACTCTTCGATGAGTGACTCTCGGACGATGGTAATGATGTTGGTGACGACCCGCTGCCTTTCGATTTAGAGGACTGGGACGAAGAATGAACCGACGACGTTGACGCGGAACTTCGCGATTCCGACGACTTGCTGTCTGATGATCCCGATGAACTCCGGCGCGAACTGCTGCGATCCGAACTGCTGGGCGAACTCTTGGAAGAGCTATCGGAAGATCCGCTCGAACGCAATCGGCTGCCGGACGACGGTCCAGACGACACGGGACTGCTTGATTCGGAACTGCGTCGACTGCTGCTTGGGCTGCTCTTCGAACCTAGCACCGAGCTGCTCTCGGACGAATCGCTCGATGAACTGGGCGACGATCGAGACGATTCGCTGACACTGGAGAACGATTTACTCGATCCGAAGACGACCGATGAGGAACTCATTCGTTGCCTCCCGGATACGCGCTACGGATGAATGCTTCGTTGGCGAGGAACTGTTCATCGGTTCGGTTGGGGAATCGCTGCGAACCGAATCCCTTACGGATGCCGGTGAGACGGATCACCAGGTTCACGCTTTCGTTGTCGCCCCTGGCTCCCAATCGCACGCGAACGGCGTCGTTCTCCACGACAGCACCCACCGGAATCGGCAGGTCCGGCACGCAGCCACAAACCTGAACGCTTCCCGGTTCGCACACCTCAAGGAACCGCGGATCAATTGAGATCAGCGTCTCGTCGTCCGTCACGGTTGCGGTCACGACGTCGTCGAACCGCACCTCGGGCATCTCGTGGATGAAGAGCGCGGTGTAAGCGGTTGGCGACCAGCTGGCCGGCACGATGGCCGTGCTCTTTTCCGACTGCATCGAGGAGGCCTTCGACTTGGGCGACTTCGATGCCGGCGATTCGGATTGTTGCGAGGAGGGTTGATCGGAAGGTGCCGACGATGGCGACGGCGGCGTCTCGGATGGTTCGCTGCTGGGAGCGGAGGACGGCTGACTGCTGGGAGCCGAAGATGGCTTGCTGCTCGGCGCGGACGACGGCGGCCGGCTGCTTGGCGGCGATGGGCTGCTGGGAGACGAGGGTTTGCTGCTGGGTGAGGACGGCTTGCTACTCGGCGAGGACGAAGGCGAAGAAGACGGGGACGATGATGGCGACGATGGGGAGGACGACGACCCGCTACTGCTGCTCGACTTCGGACAGCACCCTTCGCCCAGCGCGAGGACTTCCCACGCCTCGCTGTCGGCAAACCGCTTGGCAAAACCGTACGTGCCCGCCGGGATCACGACGGGTCCGCCGCTGCTGCCGTTGTCCGCTTCTTCCGGCCACAGGATGCCGATCGAGTCGACGACTGTGAACGTCAGGTCGACCGGACAGTAGACACCGTCGTACAGGACGAGCTTGGCCAGTGCCGAACCGCAGCGCGGCAGCGGCTCGAGCAACTGGAAACGCCAGTGGTCTTCATAGGACGCCAGGATCTGCCAGCGGCATTCGTGGTCGTTCCAGAAACACCAGGCCCAGTCCTTGTCGCCGAATTTCGCAGGCCACAGCCCCGTGCTCGTGTGCAGCGCGATGACGTCATCACGCTGCTTCGGCGGGTAGCCGACCTGGTGCCAGATCGTCTCCGGATCCTCGTTGCCGTCCGCAACGTAGGTGTAACCGTCCGCGAAGTAGAATACCGGTTTGCAGCCGGGCATCTTGGCCCAGCCATCGGGTTCCGGCGGATAGGCCGACGCGTCGCCCGTCTTCCACTTGGTCGTCGGCAGCTCGAACACCGCAAAGCGCGGGCGATCGCTGATCCGCACCACGCACCACTTCACGCCGGTGCCGGGTGGTTTCCACACAATGCGAGTGCGCCCATGAGGCGCACTCCGCAGCGACGTCGTGTTGCCTTCGACGACCTCGGCGAAGGGATCGAGCTCGCGGATTATGTTGACCTGTGTGATCGCCACGCCGGCCAAGACCGCTTCACCGATGCCGTTGGGCTGTAGCGGCTCGAGCAAGATGACGTAAGGATGCTTCGGCTCGTGGCATTCGTATTTCTCGGGCGTCACACCACGAAAGACGATCTGCCGTTTGAACTGGGGCAGGTCCTCGTCGGGCGTCTTCCACGGTTCACCCAACGCGAGGATGGAGAACAGCGGCAGCGGATAGCCAGTCTCGTTCTTGACCAGGATCTTCGTCTGCGACAGCTCGGGCAGATCGACGTCGAACTCCTGGTCCAGCTCGCCGGTCTCCAGCGCGCGGGCCGCGTCCACGAGCGTGTTCCACTCGCGGGCGCTGGGCCGAAACGGCTGACCGGCGGTTACCTTCCTGGCCATCGCTCAACTGACTCCCAGCAAAGTGGCGAAATTGACTTTCTCGTACACTCGCTCGACGTAGGCATGCACCGGCTTGGGCACAATGTTCGTGGCGTCGGCCGATTCGATCTGCTTGTAGCGGACCCACAGGTAGTCGAACCCGTTCTTGCTCGGCACGGTCATGTCGCCCACGGCCAGATTGACCACGTTCTCGCTGGCGGCGAACTTGTGGACGAGCGGGATCGGCTTCACGCGAGCGCCACTCACCAGCGGCACGTCGCCATCGCCGGTCGAGCCCATGTACAACACTTCTCCCGGATCAAAGCCCAGCCAGGCGGCGCTGTTGGTGCGACCGGTGTTGCGGGCCAGCGTCTTCATGTAAGCGGTCGTCACCGACGCGGGGTCGTAATAGGCCGTAATCGAGAACTCGAGCTTTGGCACGACAATCTCGACGCCGTTGACCTTCTTGCCGTCCCATCCGATGGCCTGTTTCAGATCGGGAGCGGGGTCGGCCGGATCGGCTTCGACGCGGTGAATCGTCTCCAGCGACTGCGTCACCTTGTGCGTGCCGCCGGTCGTATCGAACGAGAATCGCCAGAATCCTGCTTCAGGAATCTCGTGGGACTTTCGATCGTCTTCGGTGCCGTAGCGGACGTCGATGTCCCAGGAGCCGGGCCCGGTGACCTTGGGGATGAATTCCTGCCGAATGAGTAGTTGCCCGTCGTTGGCGAGATAGACCAGGGGCGCAGCCGTGGCCACGGCGCTGGTAGCCAGCGTGACGTTGTTGGTGCCCAGGACGACGTAGGTGTAAGTGAAGGCCGAACCGGCACCGTCAACCGGATTCACGAATCGCCCATCGGGCGAGCCGAACTTTTCATAAACGGTGATGGCCATCTGTGTCCTGGTTACGTGTCGAACGCAAGAACCGGGCGGTCTTTCAGTTCATCCCGGATGTCGGTGAGCTTTTCGTCCATCGATTCCACGGCGTCGGCGGTCCGCTCTCCCGGATCGTCGCCGGAGCGCCCGAGCATGCCGGCAATCGCCGCATTGAAAGTTCCCGCCAGGCCCGCGCTGCCGCCGAGCTTGGGCATGCCGCCGAACGCCAGGGGTAGTTGCGACTGAGCCGCGTTCGCGTCGAACAGCTTGTCCATGTTGGTCGCGTCGGCGAGCGTCTTTTCCAGTTCCGCAATCGCGCCGGCCAGCGGAGACTTGGTATCGTCCTCAGCAAGTGCGTCAGCCTTGGCCAAAGCCTGCCGTCGCGCTTCACGCAGTTCAGCCAGCCGCTTGTCGGTTTCGGCCAGTTGCTGCTGCATGGCGCGAACCCGCTCGTCGTCCCGCGCGGACTTGGCCTGTTCGATGCCTTGATTGAACCGCTGGCTGTCCTCTTCCAGGATGCGGATCGTCCCTTCGACATCGAAGTCGAGCGCCGCTGCCAGCTTGTCGGACAGACCGGTTGGATCGATCTCGGCCAGCTTCGCCACGGCGGAGTGGATCATGCCGACCAGCTTCAACATTTGGCGGGCGATCCAGGTGCTGATGTTGTTCCAGACTTGGCGGATAGACGTGATGACTCCGTCAAAGATCATCGCCAGGCCGGTCGAGAACTCCGTCCAGGCGTTAGTGACCCACGCCATTCCCTGCGCGAAGGCCAACTTGATCGACGCCCAGGCGATTTCAGCGGCCAGCGCGAAGTCGCCCTCGGCCAATGCCGTCCCTATCGCCGAGAATGTTTCAAGCGTCGCGTTCTTCATCTGCGTGAACGTAGCTGCGAAGCCGTTGGCGACGGCTGCACCCGCCTGTCCAACCGCCGACATCGCCCGTCCGAAGAAGGCGACGACCTGCGACGCACTCGCCGCCAGGAATTGCCAGACGTTTCCGAACGCCGTCCGCACGACGTTGGCAACGGTCGAAAACGCGTTGCCGATTGCGTTGGCCACACCGGTGGCGAGAGACGTCAATCCGCTCCACGCCGCGCGGGCCGTCTCGGTCACCCGCTGCCATACGCTCCGCAGTGCTTCCAGCGGCCGTGCCAGCGCTGCCAGAATCGCGGAGCCCACTTGTGAGGCGATCGCCACCAAGTTGCTTAGGATCGTCCCGCCCAGCTCCACTGCCGCACTGAAAAAGTCGCCGATCGCCGTGACAAGCCCAGCGAAGGGTCCAGCAAACAACGATGCGGTGCGGGAAGCGATCTGCACCACTCGGCTGGCGACTGTTGAGACGACGCGAACGAGTCGCGACACGATCTGCCCGACTGTTCCGATGACGGAAGACCAGATGCTCAAGATCGTCGAGGCCACGCGGGCCACGATCATCACGAGTCCGCCGATGATATTGGCGGCGATGGCAACTCCAAGTCTGAACGCGCCCGCCAAGACAGTAGCGATCGGTGTGACGATTGCCTTGATCGCAGAAAACACGAACGACGCCGCATTCACCACGCCACGAAACGCCGTGCGGGCGACCGTCGCGATAGGTGTAAGAACGGCACCTACCACCGAAGCAAAGCGGCCAAACAGCGATCCGACCTCCGATACGACTCCCGCTCCCGCCTGCACGAAGTTGCGTAGTGGCGTCGGGACCAATTCAGCCAGGGCACTCACCGCGCGAGCGATGCCTCGAAACATTGTCCCTATAAGCTGCGGTATGGCAGCGATGGCTGACGCCATGATCGCCGGCAACCATTCAACTGCGCTGGTGGCTACAGAAATCGCCTGACGCACGATCCCGCCAAGTGTGGAGAACACCGAGGCAGCGATGGACGGGACGCGTCGCAGCGCTTCGACGAAGCGAACAGGGAGACTTTGGACAAACTGAATTGCTGTGCGGATCGCCGATCCCACCATGCCGGTGACCGCTTGAAACGCCGCGCCGGCCGTTTGCCCAAGCGCCGCGAGTGACGACCGAACCGTGGCCCAGGCGCTTGCAAACCACGAAATCACCCGACCCGCTGCCGCACGGACGCCAGCCCACGCCTGTTGTGCCGACGCCTGGACCGCTTTCCACAACGCGGACACTTCCTCGACGCCGCGGGCGAACGCGACCTTGATCGCATCCCACAAAATGGTCGCAGCACGCTTCATGTCTCCGGCCATGAGGGCGTCGCCGATATCACCAGCGACCTTCGTGACGAAACCGACGAGTTCTCCGAACCGCGTCTGAAGCCAGCGGATCACTTTGCCGCCGACGCCGCTGAAGTACAGGAATGCCGCTCCGGCAGCGACAACCCCCGCGACCAGCAGTCCGATCGGCGAAACGATCGCACCAATCACAGTTCCGATCGCTGCGAGCGCTCCCGTGGCGATGCTCCATACCGTGGCCGCACCACTCACCGCGAAGGCTGCCAAACTCGCTGCGCCCGCGATCGCCACCAATACACCGCCGATCCCGGCGATGGCGGCTACGCTGGCCGCGACGACCGTGACGAGGGTCTTATGTTCGCCGATCCATTTGGTGATGCTTCCCAGGACGGTCGTGACGATCGGCTCCAGACGTTGCAGCGCCGGAGCAAGCGCATCACCGATCGCGATGGCAACGCCCTCGGCGGCCGAAAGGATGCGGCGGAAGGTGCCTCCCAGTCCGGATTCCATCTCCTTATGCGTCCGCGCGGCGACGCCGTTGGCGTTGGCGAGCGCATCCCGCAGTTCACGGACGTTGACGGCGTTCTTGCTGAGGGCGGAAGCGCCGGTGATGCCCAACAGACCGAAGGCCTCGTTGAACTTCTGCGCGCGGGCCGCAGTTCCCAGATCCTTGGTGGCTTGGTTCACTTCGTCCAGCACATCGACCAGCGGCCGCGCGTTGCCGCGCATGTCCACGAAACTGACGCCGAAGATCTCCTTCAGTTTCTCGGCTTCGGCACCGCTGAGCGTCAGCAGCCGCCGCAGCGCCGTTCCTGCATTGCTCCCCTGAATACCGACATTGCCGAGCGCACCCAGCAGAGCGAGCGTGTCCTCGATCGACATGTTGAAATCGCTGGCCACCGGGCCGGCGTAAGTGAGCGCCTCACCCAGCGATTCGAGCGTGTTGAAGCTCTTGTTGGCCGCCACCGTCAGCGCGTCGGCCACACGACCGGCGTCGCCTGCGTCGAGCGAGAACTGGCGAATGGATGCGGCCATGATGCCCGACGCCAAGGTCGCGTCGGTTCCGGTCGCCTTGGCGAGGTCGAGCACGCTGGCCGTCATGCGGTCGATCTGATCCGGATTGAAACCGGCCCGCCCCAGTTCGGTCATCAACCCCGCGACCTGTGCGGACGTGAAGCTGGTCGTGCGGCCGAGCTCCTGCGCCGTCGTCCGCAGCCGAGCGAACTCGTCGTCGGTCGCCTGGGTGACGGCCTTCACCAACCGCATCTGGTCGTCGAATCCAGCGAAAACGCCAGTGGCGAGCGCCAAAGGCGCGCCGAGTCCAGCTCCCAATGCGAGCAACGGTCGGCCGATCGCTCCCACGCCGGCGGCGAAACCGCGAAGCCGTGCAGAGATTCGCTTCAGGCCGGCTTCGAGACGATCGCGCAGCGCGATCTCGACGAACGCTTTTCCAGCACGTACCTCTCTTCCGGCCATGGGCTACCCTCCCACGCCGCCGGACCAAGCGTCGGGAATATGGTCTTTTTCCGCTTCCAGGGCCGGTCCCATGAAAGGTCGTTCGGCGTAGACCGCCGCGCGCACGCGAACGGGTTGGCCTGGACGCACACGGCGTTTGCCAGTTCGCCAGCCCCTACCGACCTTGACCTCGCGGATCTTGACCCGCGCGCCGAACTCGTGAATCTGCGGAACGGTGGCACCAGCGAGCTGCGGGCCGAGAAGTGCCTTTTGATTCAACTTCACCGGCCCAACGACAAGCGACTCGCTATGCGGATCGTAGGCGAAGAGAATGTTCTTCAGTGTGGCGACGCGATCGTTGGTGTGAACGCTCGGCGGCTGACCCGGTGGCGATGGCTTCTTGCGACGACGGAGGCTCGAGCGCGCCCGACGCCGGATAAACGCGCCGGCCTTGGAGAGTGCCTTACAGTTCGCCTTCGTCATGCGGTTCTTGACCGCCGCCCGGTCGAAGAACACGTCTTTCATTCGCATGGTGATGGCGAACGGTTGGGGCATCGATCAGACCTTCTTGTCGAACAGTGGTTTGAGCATTCGTAGCGTCGTGGGCGTCAGACGAATCCCTGTTGCGCGACGCACTGTGTGTCGCAGGTCCGCCGGCAGGAAATCGACCATGTCGAACGGACGCCGGACTCGCTTCGGGTCGCGGTGACAGTTGGCGACCAGCGCCATCACGTTGGATGTGTGCGACCACCGCTCGCTGCGACGGGCTCGGTACATCCAGACGAGTTCACGCAGCGTCAGGGGACCTGGCTCGACGCCAAGGATTCCGGCGAGCTCCCAGACGTATCGCCATAGCTCCGCAGCCGTTGGTCGATCTCGTCGCTCGCCTTCTGAATCGCTCCCGTGATCGCCTGCACGACTAGCGGCGAGTCCAGCTTTTCCGTTGCCATCTGGATCGCTTCCGTCCGCGTCCGTTTGGTCGCCGCCCACAGTCTGTCCAGGACCGCCCGGCGGTCCTTCGGGAAAAAATCGTTAATCCCCCGCACCAGCGCCGTCGTGGCTTCTTCGATCCGATCGCCGATGAGCAGTTCGCCGAAGACTTCGTCGCTGACGCCGCGTTCGTCGGCCTGGGGCTTGCAGATGGCGTAGAGCGTGTTGACCAAGAGCACCGGATCGTCCGCCAGCCGCGCGAGCAGTTCGCCGTCGAACACTTCCAGCAGGTTGACGCCGACCAGCTCTTTCACGCGGCGGATGGCGTTGACCGAGATGGCGGTCGACCAGGTGCGGTTCTCGGCGTCCGTCCAGATGGCGGCATCAGTCGTGCTCGGGGTCATCAATGTCTCCTTCGAGTTCGTAAAGGCTCGGCGGCCGTGCGTCGGAATCACGGTTTTCGACCTGATCCAGCAGCCAGCGGAGGTCAGCCACACGAATGGTGACGTAACCTTCGTCTTTGGCTGCGGTTATGCCCTTTCGCAGGGCATCCAGGCGTGCTTGGTCGTCAGGCATGGCACACATCTATATTGCGCGTTGTGGTGAAAACTCGATTACGGGACTTCGTACCAGTCGGGCTCGACCAGCGATCCGGCCTCTTCGTGGTAGGTGGGCTTCACCGTGAGCTCGTATTCGGCGGCGTTTTCCAGTTCCTGCGTCAGGTTCAGCGACAGGATCTCGCAAAAAGCTCGCGGACCCTGGGCACCGCTCTCGGTGATCGCCGCGTCCATCACGGCGAACTCGAGCGGCGTGTCGTTGATGTAGGCGTCGAGCAGCGCATCGAAGACCGCATCAACGCCGCTCTTGTGCCGGTACGTGAAGCTGATCTCCAATTCCTTGAGCGCGCCCTTGGTCAGCTTCCAACCGCTGAAGCGGGCGGAAACATCGGCTTCGCCTTTGCCCAGGTTGGCCGACACGTTGATGGCGCTTTTGACTTCGGTCCACGTCGGCGTGGCGTGCGTCGCGCTGTTGAGATACAACTTGCAGTCCTTGCCGACGACAGGGGCTTCGGTGAGTGGCATGTTTTCAATGACCTCCTACGGCCAGGTTCTCAGTCTGTGGACGTTGAATAACAACGTCGGTGAGAGGCATGGCCCAAATGAAAAACCTCCAGGTCAGGCCGCTTGTCGCCAGCCTCGAAACGTGAGCGTCAAAACGCTCGTGAATTGACGTAGCTTTTGCAGGTGCTCCTGCAGGTACAGGATGCGGACGGTCGGCGCGATCAACGTCGCGCCGGCCGCCTGCTTCCCGAACAGAAAGTGGTCTGCAATCTCCTGAGTCAGCAGCATCAGAGGATCGAGGTTCGCGTTCTCGATGGCAGGCGGTTTCTTCTGGATGCCGATATCGACGGCGTAGTCGTGCGTCGATTGGTTGCGGGTATCGAGCTTGCCGTCGTCCTCCTTGGGCACCACGGTCACCTTCAATTCGTCCATGTCCTGCAAGTCGAACGTCGGCAGGTATCCGCGCGCGGCCGTGAACGGCTGGCTGAACGACATCGCGTTCAACTCCGTCACGATCGCGTCGGCTACGTCGATGATGTCGGCTTGCGGCATGGTCTCTTGCTTCGCGTGGTCTCAGTGGCAACAGCGACGGCCGAAGAGCCGCACGGCCCCGCGCAACACCCGTCGGACCGGGCGATGCTCCTGGAACCAGCGTGCGATCGGTCGTCGGCTGCGGTGGTAAGCGACACCGGTACGCGCGAACCTGGTCGTCTGGCACGTGCCCGCATCACAGGCGGCCGCCGTTCCGGCCTCGGTCACCGCCGGCGTCGCGAACTGCAGATCGTCGTCGGCCCGCGTCTCCTGGCCGCTCATTCCAAGTCCGATCATCAACACGGCAGCGACACACAGAGCGAATCGTTTCATCGTCGTTCGTCCTTCCTGGTTGAAACCCACATTCTGCGAGCCCAGATGGCCGCCAACAGAACGGCCACAGCCGGGCAAGCGATTTCCACGATCATGAGTACTCGCGGCGTCAACGCCGCCCATTGCATCCATCCTTCAATCACTCCTCCCAGTCGCTGGAAAAACCGCTTGATCCGCCAACCTACGCGCCGGGAGTCGGAGGCGTCGTCGCCCCGATCAGCTTCTTGATCGCGTCGACGATGTTTTGATAAGCGTTGTCGTCCAGCAGCAGTTTCTGGCCCGTCGCCTTCCGAAACGTCCGAATCCCCGCGAAGCCCGCCAGCACTAGCAGCAACAGGTTCGTCATGCCGCCGGAGCCCAACGTCGATCCCAGCAGAGCCGCCAATAGGCTCAGCGGATTGATGGTCGGCTGCGGGGCCGGCTGGGGCACCGGCGGATAGTCGAACGGGAACTGAGGTTGCGGAGCGTAAGGCGTCGGCTCCACGCGCGGGGGCGGCGAAAAAGGGGGATCGTAGCCTCGCGACTGCTGTTCGGCTGGTTCGGTCTGCTGGCCGATCCCACGTTGCCGAGGCTGTTGCGGGAACCTTGCCACATACCGGGTGATCGTGTCGCGAATGGACGACGCCAGTTTCTGCGAGTCCCCGTCGTAGCCCGTCTTTTGCAGGACGACCGTCTTCGGATCGCCGTACCGGTTGTCGCGTGGCGGTTGGATCAGCAGCGTCGGGTAGCCTGCCAGTTGAATCCCTTCCCAACGCCAGGCCTGCGTTTGGTCGTCGATCGAGAACACGTTGAAGTGTGCCCAACTGTTGGTGTGGTCTTCCGGGTCGACGAACGGCCGCAGGTTGGCCGACGTGGCGAAGTCACGCTTGAGCGATTCGCAGTACCGGCAATTGCGGGTCGTAATGACCGTGATGAACCACTTGTGCGAGTCGTCCGCCGGCGGGCGCAGCGCCTCGGCGATCAGGTCGGTCACATCGTTGCGGTAGCCGTCGATCCGTTCGACGAAGTTGCCGCGTCGCAGAATCTCCTGTTCGGCGACGTGCGGCACGTCCTTCAAATCTTGCGCGAGCGTGGGCGCGGTCAGCGTCAGTAGCAGCAGGCAGCTTGCCATTCGCGAAACCATGTCGTGTTACTCCTTTGACACAAAATGAGGTGGTTACCACCAGCGGACGTAGCGAGGCGGAGGCGGCGGTGCGGGACCGTCGAGAATCACGACCCACTTTCCGCTGGCCAAATGCAGACGGCGATAGCCGTCGTTCGTGTACTCGTCGATCCGATGCGGCGAGTTGTTGTTGCAGACGTACCAGAGGCCCGCGGGGCGATCGCGGCCGTACTCGGTCTGGAAGTGCCGGGTACCCGCTCCGATGGCGGCGAAGCGACCGGTCTTGGCCGCCCACTCCATCCACTCAAACGTCGAGTCGCCCGTCACGTTGAAGGCACGGATACCTCGGTCGCTACAGTAGTCCGCAACCCGGCTGGGCCACGAACCACCTCGAATTGCCTTGCCATAATCGGTGTCCCACAACAGCGTCGTGGCGGCAGGCACGTTGTTCCAAGTGCCGCACATGCCGATCGAGCATTGCACGCACGACCCGTCCGGATTGCGAAACCACTTTCGCACCTCGACGGGCAACTCCATCATGTCCTGCGCCTGGAGCGCCGATCCGACCGCGATCATCGCAGTTGCCAGAACGAGAATGTTAAGGACCTTGTGTCGCCACATGCTTCGAGTGAATCCTCAGGAGTTTGCGGAAGGGATCGGAGTAGCGGTAATGCGGCTCGTCTCCCGGTGCCATGACTTCGTAAACAAACGTCTTTGTTCCTTGCGTTTCGCGGATCAGGTCACCCGCGACAGGCAGCGTTTCGACGCCACCAAGCACCAGGTCCGCCGCGTGGATCAGGTAGTCGCGCGACTGAAATCGCTCAATTACTCCCGATCCGTCGTCGATCTCGAATTCCGTCTTGCCAACCGTCGCCTTGACCGGCACCTGCTCCGCGCCGCGCTCGTAGGTGACGTCGATGGACGCATGCGTCTTCATCTGGTCCGCCAGCCACGAGGCGCCGATTTGCAACAGGTTGGTCAAAAGCGGGCCTCCTACTGGCTCAGCCGAACGCGAACCGTCGTATCTGCGTCGGCCGCGGCCAGGACCGCCTTGCCCATCAGCTTGTTGGCGCCGGCACCGTCGGTGGCCACGGCGACATCGTTCGTGTCGTCCCAGTACACCTTGTCACCGATGGCGAACGTGACGCCTGCGCCGCCTTCCTTCGCGACGTCGAACACGCCTTTGACGGCGAGCGCTCCCAGCACGTTGGCCTTGATGTCGAGTTTGGTGACGCCGACTAGGTCACTGAGCACCACAACTTCGCCGGCGGCCACATCGGCACCAGGCGTGTAGTCGATGGCATCGCCTTCCTGAATGAATTGAGCTTGAGCCATTGGTTTTCCTCTCTCGGAGTTAACTGTCGAGTTGTGCCTGAGCTACGAACGGCCAGGGTTGCTTACGCTTCGCCCTTGACCTTAAGCGCGCCGCGCGGGTCCTGTTCCTTGACGCCCACATCGAGGTAGCCACGGAAGCCCATGCCCATGTTGTTGGGCGGTGTTTCCACCCGCTCGATCACCGGCGTGCGACGTCCGTTCAGGAACACGATCTCGAACGCCGAGATGACGTTCGGGTTGGCGAACAGATACCATGCCTTGCCGCTGGCACCGCTGAAGTACGTGTCCGACAAGTGCGGCGCGGAGATCACGCGGTACTTGTTGCGGTGGGGGTTGTCGACGGGGATCTTCGTCTTCGTGCCCGAAGCGTCGATCATCAACTGGGCCGAGCCCATCAACAGTTCGGCGTCAGTTTCGAGCTCGACCGGAACCACCAGCGACTCAGGCCGAATGTTGATCGGCTTTTGGTCCTTGGGGTTCGTTCCCGGTCCAGCCTTCTGTTTGCGGAACTGGGTCTTGGCCGTGGTCAGCGAGTCGGGGCCGAACGCGGTCGTTGCTCCATCTAGGTAGTTGCCGTTGCCAGCACTGAAGAAGCTGTTCGGGTTCGACAACAGCAGCGAGAAGAACAGCTCGTCGACCAGTTGTGCCCCCTCGCGACCCATCTGCGTGGGCACTTCCATGAACGCACTGAGATCGTCGTTGATGATCGCCTCGCGCGTCAGGAACACGATCTGGCCGTAGGTCTCGGCCTTGTTCGTGTACTTCTGCTCGCTCAGCTTGCCGTGCTTCAGTTCGCCGTCCGGCGCGACTCGTTCGAAGCCACCGGTCCCCAGCAGCCGGTAGCGGCTGACTTCCTTGAAGTCGCTCACGGAACCGACCGAACAGAGGTCGAACGCCGCGATAGCCGTCGACTCGTAGGCGGCCAGCAGCGTCTTGTTCATGACGTTTTCCAAGATGCCCGGCAGACTGACCGTGGAAAAACCGGCTTGGATCGTCCCAGTTCCATCGCCGAACACACGCGGTACAGTGTGACCTTCCAGCCGAGCACACTCGGCAACCAGCTCTCGCAGCCCGATCTTGCGCATCGGATACGCGGCTTCCATCGTCTGTTCGCCGTACTGCCGAGCGAGTTGGTTCTCGTCGAAGTTGAGCGACAGAAAAGCAGCCGCTTCCAGCACGCGGGCGCTCGGCACGGCCGGCGTCGCGTGGATCGCCGGCGCTTTGGGGCGCGTGGCACGCAACACGGCCAGTTCCGTCTTGGCTTCGTCCCAGCCCTCTTCGATGGCCTGAGCCTCGATGTCGGGAAACTCGTTGTTGCAGACTTTGCGCACCGCGGCGATCCGCTTCGCCTCGGCGGCCGCAGCTGCCCGCATTTCCGCAACCGGATCAAGCGGCGGGTCGTTCTTGCCGACCGGGGGCGCCGGGGGAGGAACGGGTGGAGCGGGAGGCGGCGTGGCCTGCTGCTTTGCGAACATTGCCTTGAGACTGGCGACGTGCTTGTCATCCATCTCGTCGATTGGCAGGTTGTTGTCAGCGGCCCATTGTTCGAATTCCATCGTGCTTACCTCCTGGTTCTGTTCTCCACCGGCCCCAGCCGCAACGTGCGCCCAGGTGTCGTCGTCGGCTCCGAGCGCGACGAAGCTGATTTCGCCCAGCGTGGCCTTGCGGGCGATGTAGAGGGGACCGGTAAACTCGCGGCCATTGGCCGTCGCAGTTTTTCCTTCCGTGATGAACACGACCTTGTCGGCCGTCGCTCCCAGCGATGCCTGCCAAGGAAAACCGTTTTCGCTGGTGGTGATGATCTCCTGCGCGGTCGCTCCCGTGCCCGAGATGACGCCGCTCACTTCGAGCGTTCGTTCGGTTGCACCGATTTCGCTGGTGTGGCCGACGATCTGTCCGCCGTCGTGATCCTTGAGAATTGGCCGCGACTTCTTGGGCACACGCAGGCCCGCCAAATCGACGACAACCGGATACCGCCAGCCGGAAAGCTGCATCGCGCCGCCCGTGTAGGCTGTCATCGCGAAACGTCGCAGTGGCGGCTTGTCACCTTCGACCGGTACTGCGGCCTCAAGGTGAATGCCACCGGCATCGTCGCTTTGAATCCAGAGCCGCTTGGGAACCTGGTCAAGCGGCTTCGGCGAGTTTTTCGTCGTCGATTTCGACATCGTCTTCCTCGGGTTCGGAGTCCGTTACGTTGCCCGCGGGGATCGACTCGGCCGGGGACAGGCCGAGTTCGGTCATGAGCTGGCGTTCCTTGGCTCGCTGCCGTAGTTCGGCTTCCCAGTCACGCCCCTGCCGTGCGTATTCCGTGGCCAGCGTGGTCGTGTGGTTGGCCAGCCGTGTCGCCTGCGCGTTGGCTTCCTTGGCAGGATCGACATGCTCGTGACCATCGAACATCCATTGGTGTGAAAAGTCCGCGTCGAGAGTTCGCAGACTGGCCGGCAGGAATCCTTCCACCAGGACCGCCTCGTCGAGCCAAGCAGCGAGGATGCGATCCAGCACGACCGCGGCGATGTGTTGCTGCTCGACGCGGATGGATTTGAAGTACGTCTGATGATCGAGGCGACCGGAGGCGTAGTTGTATCCAGAGGAATTTCCGGCAGCCACGTTGAACGGCATGTTCAAGCAACGGGCGATCTCGTTGAGGATTTCCTTTTTGAACTCCGTGTACCCGGTCGACGGTTGCTCCGCATGCATTTGGGCCATCTTCCAGCCGCCCGGCATGGTCAAGAGGGCCCGTTTCTCGAGCTCGATCGGTTCGAACGGTTCGGCAGCATCGGCTTCTCCACCGGCAGGTGCGTCGGTGTAGAGAATGCCGGCGAAGTCGGCGGCCGTCTCGGCGGCGGCCAGCACGGCGAGCGTAAAACGACGCAGTTGTGCGAACAGTGGCAGCGCGGGCGTGATGTCGGGAATACCACGCGCCTGGCCCGGCCGATCGCAGCGGAAGTAGTGAATCACGCCAGCAGCGGGATACGGGTCATACGACAGACTGTTCACCACGAACCGGTCGCTGCCCGGATGTTCCTTGAGGACGTGATAGGTCACCGGATTGCCAAAGGCGTCGAAGACAATTCCGTCGACCGCATTGAGTTGATTGGGAGATAGGTCCGGCGTGCAGACCTGTTCCGCTTCAACGAGTCGCAGGTCGAGGTTGATCGGCGCAGGCGATCCTTCGTTGCTGGTGAGGATGGCGAAAGCCTCACCATCACTAGCTCGCGCCATACGCATCGTGCGGAGTTTTTCGGGGAGGCTTACGGCCGATGCCCAGCTGGCAAACTCTCGTTCGACCAGTCGGTTGGCTTCCGCATCCGGCGTTAGCATCTGCAATCGCGGACCGGTTCCCACGACATCGTTGGCCAGTGTGAGGACGATGCCTCGGGCGTAGCTGTTGTTGGCCACCTCGTAGCGCGCCCGGTTGCGGAGCGTGGAGCGAACATCGGGACTGTTGGCCGCGTTGGCGCTCAGCCCATCCGCGTTGGCCCAATGCCGCCGGTTGTCCACCGTGGTGGCAGCCGCATCGTATCGGGCACGAAGCAGCCGCCGGCGCAGGAACCGACCATCGGTGTTCACCGGGGATGGGCGAAGCATCTTGGCGAGCCAGTTCCACACGTCAGTCGATTCCCGGAGGTACGAGCTTGTTAAATCGCAATCCACGACTCTTGGACTTCGCGGCCTCTTTCGAGGCCAGATACTTGTCCGCCTCGATCTGGTCGGTCAGCTTGTGCTGCTCGACGCTGCCTGCGTCACCAGCCGCTTTGGCCGGTCCTTCGGCGTTCTCGCGAATCTTGTCTTTGAGATCGTCGGGCATGGCATGGATTCCAGGGGACAGCCCATCCGGCCGAGAGGCCACGCGGCGAGAATTCACGCACGCGCGCTGGACTGTTCGTCCCTTGGTTATGTATGCCGTTTAGAGGTCGGACTGCGCGCTGGCGGCGAAGATTTCCCGAAATCGTGCTACATCTAGCAATGAGGTTCTCGGAGGTTGAATCTTTGCTGGATCAACCTCGGGATGTACCATGCGACGACAGTCAACCGTCATTGCTCGCCGAAGGCTTACGATGGACGCCGATCCCTCCACGACAAGCGATCGTGACCTCTCCTCCGTGGTCACAATTCACGGCTTTCGGGTCCAGTCTTACGGAGAGCGCATTTCGCCCGGCTTGAAGCGAGGGCTCAGGCGCCTTGCCGAGCGAGGTTTCCATGACCCGACGTGCGTCGTGGTTAAGACTCGGAGCGGAAACCGAAGTGGCATCACACATGCAGGCGGCAGATACGTGCATCCAGAAGGCGCTTTTAGCGGCGAGGTAATGCGAGATATGCGTGCGCTGGGGATGGAGCCGCCGCCTCCTCCGTTTCTCGTCGCACCGGGTGAATTCATCCTGTATCACGAGTGGGGCCATCACGTAGACCGCACCTGGTCGGGTGGCGATCAGGAGATTGGCTTTTCCTTTCGCTGGTTCTCCCGCTTCTACCGGCTCACCGTGCGAGAGTCGGGCGGTTCCCGAACCGACCGTACGAGCAATCGGCCGATCGAGTCGGATTCAGACGCTGCAGACGCCATACTGCCGTGGCGGCACGCGTCGTCGGAGTTGTTTGCTAATCTCTTTGAAGACTGGATGCGCGGGAAGAAGAAGGTCGACTGGGACGAATGCGACGCGGAATGCATGAACCGGTCGCATGGCCATCCTTCTGTGAGGATCGCACTCCTGCCACAAATACACGTCGATGCGGTTCGTGCGGAAACATATCGCCTGTTCACAAGCGGCCTTCAAACGTCAGTTGAGCTTCCACCTGTCCGAGCCGATCTGTTTGGTGACAGCACAGACACTGTCATCAATCGTCTGCGCACCGTTATTGCAATCGCGCGAGCAAAGCAAGTATGAGCTACAGTTAGTCGGATTTGTTCGGCGAACCAACCTGCGTGACCTCGTGAGTCACGACTTTTCGACCGCAGTGGCGGCATGTCTTGCGGCGTCGGATACGCCCGTCGCGAAGCGGCTCCGTGTGCGTGGTATCGAAGTGCCGGCAACCACATTGCGGACAGCAGATTCCGCGTTCCGAGCGAGAAGGCTTGGATTGCTTCATCCACGGCGCCTCCGCTGCATTTCGGCGAAGCTGATTCGCTCGCGAACGGGTGGTGGCGGGACGCTACCCGTTCCGGCGAGCACCACGCCCTGGATGGAGGCAGCCACGCTGCAGCCGACCAGGCAATCGAACCAGTGGTTGTCGCCTCGCTCGGGTCGCATCTTCCACTCGTCTACGGTCCGGCCACGCCCTTCCGTCTTGACGCGGTATTCGGCCGAAAGGTGCTCCGCAAACAACCGATGCTGATCGGGACTGTCGCCAAACAAGGACAGACATCCGCGATCACCCATCGTGACCGCCAGGCGAGCATGGACGAATGACTTCCAGTAGTTGGTGTCGTAAACCACGTGACGCACGGCCCGTTTGCCATGCACGTTCGGCATCCGCCAGTTGTGCCCCAGACGATCGCCCGGTTTTCGTTTGTATTCTGAGAACGGTTGACTGGATGCCCCGACGAAACGACCGTGACTCGGCATGATCACACTTGCGTGTGCCGACTGTCGGCAGAACTGGTAAACGACGTCCGTTGAAGAACCCCAGTTGGCGTCGACCAGACACCGTTCGATCCGCAGCATCGCACCGTCGTCGCGTTTCCACTCGCGACCGAGATACTCCTCCGTCACGTGCTCCAGGCCTGCATAGATCGATCCTTCGAGGCCGCTCGCTTTGGTCACCCGTGTGAGTGTGTTGCGTGCGTCGCGAAGCGTAAAGAAGGGGCGCTTCTGATCGGGAAACGCCCCGTAGTCCACGACATAACCTGTGAAGTCGTCCTCCCATGCCGCCACGACGAAGAACAGCAGGTTGGCCTGGACGTCAACGAACATCGTCACATGGTTGCATCCGATGGGAATGACACGACGTTGCATACGGTTTGTCTTCCCGGCGATCTGATCGGGCGTCAACTCGTCGTCGGTTGCGGCGTCCGTCGGTAGCGGCTCGTTCTGGTACTCGGCGAAGAAGGCAGCCTCGTCCTGTAGCTTGAGATTCATGGCGTGTTGGATTGCCGATTCCTCGTCATGGTTAAACCGCTCGGGCCAAGCGATCTCCGCGTCGGCATCCATCGCTCCACGATGGGCAACATAGAACTCCGTGGCGAGACGGATGTCGCCGTGGGCGCGAAGGCTCTCGGCGCGGAGCTCGCCGTAGCGCTGCCAGAGTTTTTCGTCGCTGGGAAACGAGTAGACCATCTTGGTTCGCTCGCCATTCCATTCCGGGTGTCGCTCACGCGAGAGGATGTTGTCGGCCATGTCGCCTGGACGGATGACGGTACAAGGCATGATGCCGGAGATCTTCTTGCCGGGGCCGGCCAGGCCAAGAATCGCCCCAGCCAGAATGCCTTCGCGCGTTGCGCATTGTGAGAGCGATCGAGCAGATTCGTCCGTTTGCGGATCGTCGAGCACCACAAGCGACGGACGAACCGTGTGCCCGTCGGACCGCTTGTATTTCATCCCGCGAATGCGCCCGGTGATGCCGGCGACCTTGATGATCGCCGCACTCGCGACGCTCCCCGGCATCGTTGGCAGCACGATCTCGCGAGCAGTCCAGCCGATGTGCGTCCGCTCGCCCTTGTAGAGCTGACCGTTACAGCGGTTGGCGATCCCGTCGAGGCATTGAATCGGATAGACGACTTCCGGATAGTCCTCGAGCAGCAGGTCGTTACCGTCAAGTTCCATCTTGATCGAGTCGAGCATGTCCATCGCATGGCCTTCGTCCGATCCGATCAGACAGACGAACTCGCGATGGCCGTTGAGCACCGCCCAGATGCAGGCGCATTCACAGATGGTTGTCTTGCCCGAGCCGCGAGGCATCGCCATCGCGAACAGACCGCCCCGCAGCACCGCCTGTTCGATCTTGGCGACGACCTTCAAGTGATCGGGCGACCACGGCAGGTGAAACGTCAGCGGGAAATACGACTCGCAGAAGAATTGAAAGTCGGTCGCGGCCCGAGTCTTCCGGTCGGCGTTTACGACCTCCGGCAACTCGCCAATGTCACGACCGGCGATAGCCAGCGCGACATTGCGAGCGCGAGCCCGTTCCTTCAGCTTCTCATACGGATCGCCTTCCGGTTCCGGGCGCGGTGTGTGGCGAATCTCAATCAACCACGCGACGTAGCGCAACAGGTCCACGTAACGCCCGTCGCCGATCCGCATGCCGGCCCGCGTGCGATGGCGATGCAATTGCCGCTCGTTGATCACTTCGCCCAGCGACGTCGAGTTCAACAAGCGGCATAGTTCGCTTGGTCGTAGCTTTCGGGGATCACTCGCCACGTCGTCCCATCTCTTTCAGTAACCAAGCGCAGTATTGCACGAGGTTGAGCGTGCCGTCCGGATTCGTCGGCACGCCAGCCTCGAGGTCAGCAGTGATCTGTTTCACGGGGACGCGCACCTTGGCGGCGGCCGACAGCAGTTTGGCGGCTTGCTCTGGCGTGAGCCGATTCGGGTCCACCGGGGCGTTGTCTGCACTCATCCGCGCCCCCCTTCGGCCCCGCTCGGCCACTGGCGAAACACGGCGCGAACTGGGGCGGCTTTGGGCGAAGTTCGCCTCCTTGTTGGCCCGGTTTTGCGACGCGACGTGGGGCCAAACGGGGCCACCCGTGGCCGCCCCAAAAAACATGCGAAATCTCGGCAGAAAGCTGCTTTTCCTGGCTTGAGGTTCTGCGGAACTCCTGGCTCATGTGTGACTCGCGAAGCGAACGACGCCTCGCCCGACAACACAAACCAACGCCAAGAAAGGACGACCGCACGATGAACGCCAACGCCATCTTTTGGGGCCTCGAGTTCGAATGCACCTTGCCGGCCAACGACACCACGCCGATCGGCTCGTACCACCACGGAGTGCAGGTTCCCTGGCTGCCCGAAGGTTGGAAGGCGGAACGAGACAGCTCGATTCAAACGTTGGCGCCCGGACGCAAGGGATGTGAATTCGTAAGCCCGAAGCTTCGCGGATATGAAGGCTTGCAACAGGTGCTCGCCGCGATCGACGCGATCAACGCCCGCGGGGGCCGAGTGAATTTCACAACAGGCCTCCACGTAACATGTACCTTCGATGGCGATGCCGCAGCGCTCGCTCGATTGGTCTCCTTGGTCGGGAACCACGAACAGGCGATCTACGCCAGCACGGGCACGCGACGCCGCGAACAGAACCGCTACAGCAAGACGATCAAGAACTACGGCAACCACGACAGCGCGAAGGCACGCTGCGAAGCCGACCGCTACCACATGTTGAACCTCACGCACCTGGCCCGCGGGAAGAATCGAATCGAATTCAGAGCGTTCGCAGGAACTTTGAACAAGATCAAGGTCGCCGGGTACCTGATGATGTGCCTGGGATTGGTAGAGCTCGCGCTCAACACGAAGCGTCGCTCGGATTGGGAATACACGAAGCGCGAAGGGACGCGAAGCTGCTGGGATCGACCGGGCGCGGGCGAAGGCGAGACGGAACTCAACCGACTCTTCTACCGGCTGGGATGGACCAAAGGCTGGTACAAGGGAGCGCTTCGCGACAAGGTCTACGGGCAACTCACGGGCGAGAACGCTACGCCCGACCTCAAGGCGATCAAGACGAAGCTGATCGAAATGGCCCGCAAGTACGACGGGACCAGCCGCAGCGCCGCTTAACGCGGAAGCCTTCGCCAACAAACGCCACGTAGTCGCCCGCGCGGCCGCGTGGCGTATTTCGTTAACGGCTGGCGATTCTCTTGGCCATTTGCCAGCCCCGTCGCGACACGCGGCCAACGGGGGCCAACCCGCGCCAACCTTGCCCCGTTTGACAGCAGCAAAAACCTGCTGAATTCCGGCGGAATGTTCCCCGACAGCGCTTGCTGTGTGTCGGAATTCCTGGCTCATGTGTGACTGTCGTAACGCAAATCCCGAACGCCAACCAAACGGAGAATACGCATGAACGCCAACCGAAAGAAGAAGCCGAACCTGACCGCCGAGGCCGCCTACGAGAACGCCCACCTGGTCGCGCAAGACTTGGTCGAACGCATCCGCGAGTTGCTGTTTGACCTGCCCGCGCCCGGCAACGACGAGCACCCGATCAACTGGGCCGACGTCGGCAGCGTGAACGAAGTCAACAACCGGCTCTCGGCGATCGTCGCCTTCCTCGACGGCACCGAAGAGTAACCACCCACCACGAAAGGAGCCTTGACCATGACCATCGACGAATTGATCGAACGACTGGAAGACTACCGCGACGAGCTCGGCGGCGACGCCGAAGTGCGACTGATGACGCAGAGCAACTGGCCCTTCGAGAACGACATCTTCGGCTTGGCGTCGGGTCAGGAGATCAACGACGAAGCCGACGATGACGACCCGAACGACGACGGAGACGTCGAGGCAGACCAGGTGGTCTATATCTGCGAAGGCCAGCAGCTTTGCTACGGGACCAAGCGGGCCTGGGACGCCGCCCACTAAAGCCGAAACGCCCACGCGGGCGTCGCGGCGGGTGGTACCCGCCGCCTGATGATGGCAGCCCAACCATCGCGACCGTTTTTCATGAGGAGCCAGATCATGGCAACCAAGAAGACCACGACGAAGAAGGCGACGACCGCGAAGAAGGCCTCGGGCGCGAAGGCCGCCACCAAGAAGGCCGCGCCCAAGAAGAAGGCTTCGCCCAAGACCAAGGCCGCCAGCGGCAACGGCGAGGCGAAGGACAAGAAGCTGAGCGCCATCGACGCGGCGGCCAAGGTGCTGACCGACACGAAGCAGGCGATGAACGCCAAGGAACTGGTCGAAGCGATGGCCGCCAAGAACCTTTGGACGAGCCCAGGAGGCAAGACGCCGCACGCGACGCTGTACAGCGCCATTCTGCGGGAGATCAACACCAAGGGAAACGACGCCCGCTTCAAGAAGACCGAACGCGGCAAGTTCGCTGCCAACGGCTAAACGCAACTCGATCCGAACAGGCCGCCGGCAACGGCGGCCGTTTTCATTTCTCAACCACGAAAGGACAACGCCATGAAACTGAAAGACATCGAAGTTGGCGGGCGCTACCGCGCCAAAGTCTCCGGCAGCCTGACCACCGTTCGCGTGCTGGACCTGAAGGAGACTTCGACGTTCGGCGGGCGTTACCGCACGACGATCGTCGCCGTGAACGAAAGGACTGGCCGACACATCACGATCCGGTCGGCTCAACGGCTGCGCAGCCGCGTGGAGGGATAACCGATGACTCGCACGCAACCCGTTGACCAGCGCCAAACGTTCACGGTCGAACTGGGACACCTGGTTCGCACCGTAGCGAAACCCGACGGCGGCACGTACAGCCACCGCTGTTCGATTGCGTCCTACAAGGCGGTGGCGCACTTTATCGAAGAGCACGCCGGCCAGGGCGTAACAACCGGCGTGCTTTGGGAGGCCGCTCCCGACGTTCCCTGCACGCAGGTGTCGGTAGCGGTCGCCTTCATGAAGGAACGCGGCTGCCTCACTGTTCGGCACCGCCGCATATTCCCGACGTCGCGGTTCTTCTACGAGGACGCGATGGCCGAGTACCACGCGCTGGAGCACGTCACCGGCGACCGCCTGGCCCGCGAGGCCGAAGAGGCACAGCGGGAGTGCAACTGGCGTCGGGCCGCCGCGATTTGGCGCGAAGCCGCCGAGGCAACCGACGATGCCAAGCAAGCCGAATGGTTCACCAAACAGGCCGCTTGGTGCGACGACATGGCCGTCTTGGTCAACGAAACGGGCGAGCAACCGTAACGTTCGCCACGACGTCGCCCCACACGCCCCCACGTGGGGCGTTTTCTCGTTGGTTGGCCCGCTGGCCAAGCACGTCCGCCGGACGCGACACGGCGCAAACGTCGCGCCGTGCCGCCAACGCGCTCCACGCCTATTGATCTTTGGCGGAAATAATGGCTCTCTGTCACAGGTAGGGCGTTTGAAAACCAACAACGAAAGGAACCCGCCATGACCACCTACCTTGTCGCCACGCTCGCCCGATACGTTTTGGTGGACGCCGAATCCGAAAGCGAGGCGCGCCGACTCGGGCAGCCTGCGCTGTATGACCTGTACGCCGACTTGCGCGAGCGACTCGGTAAGGACGTGCCGATTGAGATTCGCACGGTTCGCCCGGCAACTGACGACGAAATCGACCTGTGGAAATGGCACCACGAGATGGTTGCCCGCGAGCGACGTTAAAAGGACACGGACATGGGATTGACGATTCACTACTCTCTGCACGCGGACACGCCGAGAGCCGAAGGTGCCCGTCTGCTCGTGGATCAGCTTCGTCAGAAGGCGTTGGACCTGCCATTTGCGGAAGTTGGCGACGTTATCGAACTGACCGGCGACGCGCTCCGCTTCGAAGATGTGGAAGACGAAGACATCAAATGGCTGCTGGTCCAGGCCACGCATTGGATCAAGAACGAAACGGGGTACGCACAGGCGCGACCTAGTCACGTCATCGCGTTCACCTCGTGGCCCGGTCCCGGCTGCGAGGCTGCGAATATTGGGCTCTGCCGTTATCCCACCACGATCAACTTTGCCGGCAAGACGGTCTCCACGCGCCTCGACGGTTGGCATTGGGAATCTTTCTGCAAGACGCAGTACGCCTCGAATCCAGCGGACGGCGGAATCCAGAACTTCCTGCAAGGCCACCTCACGGTCATTCGGCTGCTGGACCATGCTCGCCAGATGAACCTGCTCGCCGAGGTGAAGGATGAGGGAGGATTTTGGGAACGTCGGGACATTGCCGCATTGGCCGAGACGGTCGGGCAATGGAATCAGCATCTGGCTGGCATCGTTGGACGCTGCAAAGATTGGTTCGGCGAAGAGTTCCTGACTCCGATCCGCGACTTCCCGGACTTCGAACACTTGGAAGCCAAAGGCCGAGTCCACAGTAACGCAACGACGGAGGTTCCACGTGCCGGCCAACGCATACGTCTCGTCGCCATGCAAGAAGATCCTGACCCTATTCAGCCCGGCCAGATCGGAACCGTCGTTGCTGTCCGACGCTACGATGATGCCAAGGGGATCTGGCATCAGATCGACGTTGCCTGGGACAACGGCCGCACGTTGATGTTGGTGTCGCCGCCCGATCAATTCGAGATCGTTGGCGGCGATCCCTCGTAACTCATCTCTCACGCGGTTGCCTCCGTTGATTCGATTGCCCACGTCGCATCCAAGTAACGGATCGGCAAATCCATCTCCAACGCCAAATCGATCTCGGCCTGCACGCCGCGACTCTCCCGCCACCCGTCCAGCTTGAGCACGACCAGTTCATTGCACCGACGCAGAAACTCGATGTCGTATCGTTCCCAGAATTGCCAATCGGCTGGCAAACCGAACTCGGTCATCGGGTGGCTGTGCGCGATCGGCGCGAAGACGACGCAGCCTTCTCGGATCAGCTTCGCGGCCACCTGGCACGTCGCTCGAAAGCGGGCGGCACGAACGGCCGGGTCGGGATGCGTGTACGGGCTGGCTAGGTACATCATTGTTCAGCTACCTCGTTCCCGAGCGGAGAAGTGACCACGTAGGTAGCATTCTTGGGCTCGCGCTTATCCCATCGTCGATGACACGAAACGCACAGCCAGCGAACTCGCAACGGCTCGTCATAGTTGAAGTGCGCGCCCTCGATTTGCCGATTGGTGGCACCGCATTCTTCGCAGGTCGTCGGGCGAACGATGTTTCCAGCCAACACGTGGTAACGAAGCAAGCTTTGAGCACTTCGGGCTTTGGACAACGTCCGGCGAAATGTTCTTCTGCCTGTGGACGCCGCGGCATTCTTGCAGGTCCTTGAACAGTAGCGACGGTCGAGACGATCAACCGGGCCGAATAGTTGACCGCACTCTGCACAAAGTAGAAACGTCGGGGCACGCATCAGCTCGCTGCACAGACGTGAACATGCCTTGCGGCTTGACTTGCCGATGAACCGTCGGTTGCAGACACGACATGTGCGAATGGCCAGACCGTGGCACTTCTTGCATCGTGACGACAACACGTTTGGTCGCGAGCGATGGAAGTCGCACAATGGCAACTCGCGCCTGCATAGGCGGCATCGCTTTACGCGCTCTTCAAGGATGACCATCGTGCACCATCACTTTCTCGAATGGGATCGACACCGGAGAACTTGAGGAATCGCTCGCAAATGACATCCGCGTACAAGGGATCGAGTTCCATCAAGAACGCTTTTCGGCCGGTCTGCTCGCACGCAATCAACGTCGAACCACTGCCACCGAAGAGATCGAGCACGTTGTCGCCGGCGAGCGACGAGTACTGGATCGCACGCACAGCCAACTCGACAGGCTTCTCCGTCAAGTGGACCATTGACTGTGGGTTGACCTTCTTGATCGACCACACGTCGGGCACGTTGTTCGGCCCGAAGAATCGATGCGCCGCACCCTCGCGCCAGCCGTAGAAACACCACTCGTGGTCGCCCATGAAGTCTTTGCGTGTCAGCACGGGATGCATCTTGTGCCAGATCACCGCCTGCGAGAAATACATGGCACATCGCTTGAACACAGGCGGATAATTCGCGACGTTGGCATACCCGCCCCACACATAGAATCCATGTCCCGGCAACAGCACGCGGGCGATGTTGCCGAACCACGCCATCAACAACCGGTCAAACTCTTCATCGCTCACGAAGTCGTTCGCCAGCGGCCGGTCCTTGGCCCGCATCTTCTTTTGCGTCGGCTTGGCTTTTTCGGGATGGCGAGCCAGATCGAACTTCTGGTGATGCTCGTTGCCGGACTTCTTCTTGGCACGAGCGACGTCGAATGAGGCGTTGCCCTGGCCAGCCTTCAACTTCTTGGCCGCCGCATCATTCGAAAATGAACTGAGGCCTGCGGCGATGGCGTTGTTGGAGCGTGGCTCCACGCGGACATTGTAGGGAGGATCGGTATTCACAAGATGGATTGCCGCTCCGTCGAGCAACCGATCCACGTCTTCCGGTTTGCTGCTGTCGGCGCAGAGCAAACGGTGATCACCGAGAATCCATAGGTCGCCGAGTTGAGTAATCGCTTCGTCGGGCGGCTCCGGCACGTCGTCCGGATCGGTCAGCCCTTCGCTGACTCCTGGATCGAGCAACTTCGCGAGTTCATCCTGGTCGAAGCCGAGGAGCGACAAGTCATACTCACACGACTGCAGTTCGCCGAGCTCGATCGGCAACAGGTCGTAATTCCACTCGGCGAGCTCGGCCGTCTTGTTATCTGCGATCCGATACGCCTTGATCTGCTCAGGCGTCAAGTCCCTGGCGATGTGAACCGGCACCTTCTTCAAGCCGAGCTTCAGCGCGGCCTTGTACCGCGTGTGCCCGCAGACGATCACGAGCTCTGTATCGACCACGATCGGCTGGCGGAAACCGAACTCGCGGATCGATGCCACGACCGCGTCGACCGCATCGTCGTTCAATCGAGGGTTGTTCGGATACGGTTTGATGTCTGTGATGTTTTTCAGTTCGATCTTCATCGGCAGTCCTCCTCCAAAATGCGAATGGCAATCGCTTGTAAACCGTTGGCTTCGTTGCCTGACGGTGGTAGTTCGATGGGGTCGAGAGTGAACGGGCGAATCGTGGGATGGCGAGTTAACAGACGCCATGAGCAACCGTCGCACAGGTCATCGTTCCCCGCCTTCGGTCTCGTATTGCAGATCCGGCTGTCCGGCAGAATCAACGCGGCGCTGCTCGTCATTTCGACCTCCATGTTGTGTTGAGCGGTTCAGGCATGGCCCGCCGAAAAGCAGGACGACGATCACAGCAAACCAGGCCAGGTTCCAGAAGAACCGTTCGAGTCCCTTGGCTGCCGGCACCACCATGTCGTTCCAGCGGTTATGGCTCGGGTGAGATGTCATGGGTTTGGTCCTTTGGGGATGGACGCGTGTCGTGGGTTATGTCCGGGACGAGTTTTCGGACTTGGAAAACAAACTCTGTGATGGTTGGCGACTGTTCCCGCGGGCCTCTCCTGTGAGTTTTCGCCGGGAAGGAACCATTGCCCCGTTGGCGACTGGTCTTTGGCTCTGCCACTTTGGCAGACGTGCCGTGGGCCAACGGGTGGCCGCGTGTCGCGACCGGTGGCGAAGTGGGATCGTCGTGGCGGTGGGAAGCGAGTCTCGCGACGTGGCCCAACGTGACGCGGAGGTGGGCGAGAGGGTTCCCGCGCGAGATCCGGCGTGTCTGATCCCAAACAGCCGTTGCGGGGTTAAGGGGGTTTTTCGGGTTATTTTCCCGCTACTTGTATAGCGCTGATGTACGTGTACGCGCTTTTCTATGTGCGTACATCTCGCGTACGTGTAAGCATAGGGGCGAAATAACCCGCAAAACCCCGGTGATTTTCGCAACATGTTGCTACCACAAACCTTTCTGACCGGGGTTAAGCGCCGGGTTAGGATTGGCGTCCGGGGTTACTAACCCCGCAAGTTTCCAGCGTCGAACTTTGCGACTCGTATCGCGTCCTGCGTCCAACAACTTGTGGCCGTTGAAGATGCGACCAGTGAGTCGCGAGAGATGCCGTCCCAGCGAGCGACGCAGTGCGCCCGCGCGCGCACCGTGTACATCGAGATGTACAAGGAGCGCATCGGGCACTGCGCGCGCCGTCCCTTCGCCTTGTACACCCTCCTCGATGAGACGTTTGCAGAGCTCGTCGACGACCACCGGCAGGGTGTTGAACTCCTCCCACCAGGCTTCAAAGAAGGCGCTCCACTGCTGCGTATCCTCATCCTGCACGAGCTGTGTCTGGGCAAGGTTGCCAAGGAAACCGTCGATTCCAGCGAACGCCAAGACGCTCCCAATGATCTCGGCCCATTCGTCGAAGCTGCCAAGCGCGGGAACGGACGCTTGAGGCTTACCGTTCGTGTACCACGCTCTCACGATTGTGAGTGCTGCCGAAAGCAGATCACCGCGATTGGCTCGGACATGGCGTTCGAGCCCTTTGATCTTGAAACCAGTCCGCTCCCAAGGGCGTTCGGCATTAGCATCCAGTCGGATGCTGTAACTGCGGCGCGGCATGTCGCCAGCGACCCGCAGGTTATTACCCGTAGCGGCCCAGATGACGCGCGACGGCAGGCGGATGGCGTTGTTGCGACCCAGAAGACGATCAGACCATTCCTCGGTCGTGAGCGCTGCGGCTAGCGAGGGCGAGTCGATCGTCGTGTTGTCCGGAATGTTATCCAACAGCACAAATGGCGAGGCGGCGAGCAGGATCGATGTGATCTTCTTCCGCCATTCGTCGTCATTCTCTTTCGACGGAATCGACTCGGACGATACGTTGCCTACGGCGATGGTCCCCAGAGCGGTGACTAGCAGCGTCTTACCGGTTCCCTGCATGGGAGCATCGATGATCGCCAGCGGCACGTGCCCTGTGATCACCGGCCGCATAAGCAACGAAAACAATATGGCCAGCGCATTGGCACGGCTCGGATCGTCGGCGAAGGGAAAGTCGCTGATCACGTCGAGCAGAATATCGACGCATGCCTGGACTTCGTTACTGTCGGGATACTCTGGAATCGGCGTGAGCACGAGGCCCGGATCGGGGCAGTACATCAATCGCGAAACCGGATCGTAGCCGGGCTGTGTACAGATGGTGCCGTCGTGGCGCAGAATCGGCGCGCGGGCGATGCCGGCCAGCGGCGGCAGGTTCCAGGTCGTCTGGGCCAACACGTTCTCCGCGAGTGAGAGCGGTGGATTGGTGCCGACCTGCTCGTAGCAACCTCCTTCGCCCTTGCGGAGCGTGAAGAAGTTGGCAACCTCCGCCAGGCGACATCGCATTCGCACGCGGTCGAAGGTCTCCACTTTGGGCACGCTATTCTCGTCGCGGACGACGCGAGCCACCGCTCCCGCCCGCACGAACACGACGGGCGGCTTGTTCGACTGAATAATTGCGGTCAAGGCCTGGTCGGTGAGGTCGCTAAGCTGCTTGTCGTCGATGACGATCGAAGGCAAGTCAGGCTTTGTTGGCGGCGGGGCCGTTGGTCGCTTCCGTTTGCCCTTTGGCTTGTACTGCTTCGTGACCTTGCCCAGTGCCTTGGCGACCGTCATCTGGCCATAGGTCTGCTCGCCATGCACCTCGTCCCACTTCGGACGCATCAGTCCCGAGCTGCGGAACAGCCGGTCAATCTGCGCGGCATCCTTCGTGTAGAACGCCAACGTGAACACGACCGACGAGTCCGCCTCGCTGGCGGAATTGAAATGGGAGTTCCAGTCGCCCGACCAGAGCGCCGCGAACTTCGCTCCGCTGCGTCGTTGGTTTGACGCAAGCTCGACGATTTCGTTGTCGTCGAGATGGACGTGACCGTTGTTGCTGGGCTTCGGACCCGGCGTTCCCGACGGAACCGACGGTCCATCAGCGTGGCCATCGTCGCCGAAGACCGCCAGGTAGAGTGCATCGAGCTGCGCTTGCCGCTCCTCAATGCTGACAGGCGTGTCGCTGAGCCGCTCCCCGGTGACCGTGAAGAACCGGTCGCGATCGTAAATCTCGACCTCGCCGTCGTGATAGGCTTTGCGACAGCGCGATCCCAGTTTCGTCGCTTGCACGAACACTTTGACGCCGGTGCCCGACGGGCTGACCTCGGTGTAGCTGGCGAGCTCTTGCACGATCTCCTGCGCCCAGTCCTTGAGCTGGCCGCTTTCGGGATCGCGACAATCGTCCAGATCGACACCGCAATACGGGTCGTCGGCAGTGAACACGAATCCCACGCCAGCGAGACCAGAGTCCTGGCTGCAGGCGGCAATTGCTTCGTCGAATGTTCCCCAGGTGGATGCGTCCGTCGAACTGGCGAATTCGCCCGTGTGCGGGTTGATCGGCGACTTGGTCGGCTTGCCGTCCCGCTCGATGTATTTCCATGCGACCCACTGGGGGCTATCGCGCACTCCGCCCGGCGCGTTGGCATGAATCAGATGGAGATCGACGGATGCCGCGGAGGTCATGTTTCGATCTCCCGCGGTGTGTCGGTAACTGGTGGTCGCTCAGCAGTTCGTCGCTCGATTTCCCGGTCCAGGTACCAGCGAGCCTTCCGCAGGTCTTCGAGATAGGTTCCCTTGTGGGCGGCCCGCGCGACGTATTTCACGACGTTGCCCAGATGAAATCCCAGCCACCACGCTTCGATTGCATCGATCACTTCGATGCCGCCGAACGTGTAGTGGCGAGGATGCGCGACCGGATCGTGGCTCGCTTGCGGTTGAGGTGTCATGCGGGCACCTCCAGTGGCGAAGCCGGTTCAGCGGCGGATGCCCACAGGTTGAGAAACGTCCGCCGCCGAATCGTGTTGTTCTTCTTGACGGCGTTGCGCAGGCCCCAGCGGTCGCCCATCAGGATGCAATACCGTGCCGCCCGCGTGACGGCGGTGTACATCCAGTTGCGATCCGCGAAGAAGTGCGACTTGTGGCAGAGCACGACGACGCAAGGGAACTCGCTGCCTTGGGCCTTGTGTGCCGTGAGTGCGTAGGCAAGCTGGACGTTGAGCACCTGTTCGTCCTTGATGTGCCGCACGCCGGAGCCGTCGAAGTCGATCCAGTATCCGCCGCCCGGTCCAGGCTCGATTTCGACAACACGCCCGATCGTGCCGTTCATCACACCGAGGCCGTAGTCGTTGACGGTTTGGATGACCTTGTCGGCAACCGCGAACTTTCGCGCAACCTCGCCGTGCAGCAGTCGCTGCATCATTTGGTTGATGGCTTTGGTCCCGAGCGAGCCGATGTGCGTGGGGGTGATGATCTGGACGTCGTTGATCGGGTCCAACCGCAGCCGATCGGGGATCTTCTGCAGGACGAGTTCACGCAGATAGACCTGGATCTGCTGAGGATCCTGGAAGACGTCGACGACCGACCACGCTGGATCGTCCACGGCTGTCGGCGCGATTGCGCCAGAGAGCACGGCCATGCTGTTGGTCTTGAGCACACCGGCCTGGCGGACGACTTCATCGAGAATCACGGTCGGCACCAGATTGTGCTGGATCACGTCCCGCAGCACGTTGCCGGGTCCGACCGGCGGCAGCTGGTTGTGGTCGCCGACCAAAATCAACCGCGTTCGCGAGAAATCGATGCGCCGCAGCAACTCAGCCATCAGCGGCACATCCACCATCGAGACCTCATCGATGATCACGACATCGAAACCGGGATCGGCGTCATCGTCGTCATCGCTCGGCTGCGACAGGCTTTCCCGATGAAACTCGTGTCCGTCGTACTCCAGCAATCGGTGAATTGTCTTGGCTTCGAGATCGAGTCCCTGAGCGCGGAGGGATTCCTCGATTCGCTTGGCCGCCTTGCCGGTCGGAGAACAAAGGGCAACGCGTAGCCGGGAGTCTTGAAATGACCTCGCCAGTCGGGCCAACACATAGGTCTTGCCGGTACCGGCACCGCCGGAGATGACGACGATCCCGTATCGCAGCGCAGCACGACAGGCTTCCGCTTGCTTGGCTTTCAGTCCGGTCAGCTGCAGCCGTATTCCGGCCAGTGGACGCTCTGCCCAACCTTGCAGGTCGAATACGGATTGGATGAACCGTTCCGTCTCCAGGCACCACGGCATCGTGACGGCGTTGCCGTCCGCGACCAACTGTCCCTCCTGCAGCAATCGCTCAGCGGCTGCCCGAATCACGTCGCGGCTATCGAGCGTATCCAGCAGTAGCAGGCCATTAGCCTTGTCGAGCAGGTCCGCACCCGCTGTCCATGTGTGACCCGAGGACAGTTCATCGCTCACGATAAAGAGCACTCCAGCCTCGATTCGTCCGGCGTGGTCCTTGGGCGTGCCCATGGCGCGGGCGATCTTATCGACCTTCTTGAAGCCGTAGCCCTTTACGTAACTGATCAGCTGATACGGATCGGCACGGAGCACGCCGACCACCGAGTTACCGAACGTCTGCAGAAGCGTCTCCATCTGATGATGGGTCAGACCGAAGCTGGCCAGGTACGAGCGAATCTCGTTGTCGGCACTGTGCGCAATCCAGGCTTCGCGGAGCGACTCGAGCGTGGACTTGCGAATGCGCAGCTCCCGGTGCAGCTCGTCGATGTCCTGACGGATCAAGCGGTCCAGATGCGCTGCGCTGGCGGCATGCGCCACGATCTTGCGGGCCGTCGCCTCTCCGATCCCTACGAATGCCGGATGCTTGGCAAGGTACTGAACCAACCCCTCGGGGCTATTGGGCAATTCGTAACTGAGACTGTCGGCGGCGAACTGCGGACCGTACTTCGGGTCGACCTTCCAGCGGCCGACTAGCGTGACCAGGTCGCCTTCATTGACACAGAACGGACCTCGAAACCGAACGCGATCGCCGGTGTCGGCCAGGAGAACGCCGGCCGAGAACTTGGGGCTCGTAAAATATGTTCGATCAACGGTGCCGCTGATTTTGTCAGGCATCGCGAGCACCTTCCTGTGCGACCAGCGTCCGCACGAACATCCGAAGGTAGGCATCCGTGAACGCGCAGGCAGCCTGGCGGGAGCCGCACCAGTAGACAGGGACGCCCCAATGCAGTGCGATATGCAGCGCTGCGCCCAAGACTGCCTGCGGAACGACGGACCGCAGCACATCCTCGTGGTGGCCGCGCAGCACGTCGTCCAGGTTGGCTTCAACCACGATGCTGGCGGTATCCATGCCAGCCAGCTTCTGCAACTCGGCCGCAAACCGAGTCGCATCGTGGATCACGGTGTGGACGAAGTCTGACAGGCTCTTGCGTTCAACCGCGACGCGGCGCTCGAGGCCCGACACCGAGTAGTCGCCCGCGTCGAGTTTGGCGCGGACAACCGGACAGGCGAACGAGTATGGTTCCTGCTCCCGCGAGTCGATTACGATTTGAAAGTCCATGCCGGCGTCACATCCGTGATTGCAAAAAACAAAAAAGAGCCGAGGCGGGCACGGGGAGTCTTTCCCCACCGGCATGATGCGGACCCGGCGATGCCGCATCGTTGTTTGCCGCAGGGCACGCCATCCCGCCTCGGCCGCACCCGTGGTCACAGGAGTGCTTTGGTGCCGGTTTCATCCCTGATCAAAACGGAGTCTCGTCGGCCGACGGTCGACCGGCAGCATCCGCCGCGATCTGAATCCGCTTGTTGAAGTACACGTTTGTGTACTCGCCGCGCGTTCGCTTGGTGACCTCCAACGTCACGTCGAGCAGTTCCTCAAGCCGACCGGCAAGATCGCTGAACTTGGCCAGCTCGAGGCCCACGGTCTTCAGGTCGCCCTTCACGAACGGCAGCGCCGCCGGGGTGATCACCGAGTTCTTGAAAATGTGGCGGCCCGCTTGCGACCCGGCGATCACGATCAAGTCCCACTTGATCATCGGGTCACCCTTCTGGCTGCGGTCCAACCGCACTTCATCGATCCGCGCCTGGTACTTGCCGTCGGGGACTTCGTCGAAGCTGGGCGCTTCGGCCGAGGAAAAATCGTCGTCGAACGCGCTGAGGTCAACGCCGCTGTTGTCGGGGGCAAAGCTATCGTCGTACTCGCTCATTTTTGAGCCTTTCCGTTTTGGGTGCTTCCCGGCTGCTTGGAACGCTCCGCCGCGCCACCGGTGCCGGGAATCGAGCCGGGAGCAGCGGAATTGAATGCCTTCACGAAGGCGTCGTAATCGAGGGGCAGGACATCCGGCAGGCGACCGGTGCGGTCACCGGCTTCGTAAGTCGGATGCGGCTTGGTGCGCATGACGCGATCGATCGTGACGTTGCCGGCAGCGTCCTTGCGCGGAATCGCGTCGCCGTAGAGGATGATGTCAACCAGGCCGAGCACGACGCCGCGAGCGCGATCCGGCAAGCTCGGCTGCGTCTTGGTGTATTCGCCAGTCCGCGTCTCGATCGTCTTGTCCTGGGCGTGCGAGATGAGAACCAGACCGTACGGCAGGCTGGCCAACCGTGTAAGCACGCGATGCCATTCATTCTTGACCAGAGCCCAGCCCTTGCCGTGCCCCATGTCGCCTTCGTATTCGATGTTGTGCTTCGCGCAGACGTGCTCGCTGCAGAACTTGAAAGCATTGTCCGCTGTATCGATCACGATCGTCTTGAACGGGTGGTTGCCCTGCGCGACCAGCTTGCACGCCGCCAGGAAATCGTCCCAGGTGTAGGTCGGCACCTTGAAAACTTCCAAGTGGCTGAGGCCAGGCTCGCACTCGAAGAAGACGGCTTCGGGGAAACGACTCGCAAACGTGGACTTGCCGAGCTTGGGCGCCGAATACAGCAGGATGGTCTGTTTGCTGAGGTCGGTGATCGGTTTGGTGCGTTGTGTGGGCAACGTCAAAGTCATGGGGGTGCTCCTTGTCAAAAAACGGGTGCTTCGGAATCGGCCGGTGCCAGCTCCTCATGCGGAGGTGAGATGTCGTAGAGGTTGTCGACAACGTTCGGATTGAAGCCGGACTGGCAGTAAGGCAGGTACTCGCAGGGGCGCTGGTACGAGAAGCAGTTCGAAGTGTTGAGCAGCCATTTGCCGCGCCGGCGGGCGTCAAGATACTGCTGCGTGATCTCCCAGACCTCTTCCTGCAACATGGCCAGGCGGTCTTCAGAGAGATAAATGTGCTCGCGGTGGAAGGCGTCAGGGCGGGCGTACCATTCGGCGAGACGGGCCTGAAACTCTTCGTCCGACTCCGGCATCTGACGCTTGGCGGTCGAACGGCCGCTCTTGTTCTTGGCCGCCAGTTCCATGCGCCGCGTTTCGTACTCAGCTTCCGTCTCGCCCGCCTTCTGCTTTAGACGTGACTTGAGGAGGACGTTGTAGATCACGCCCACAATCGGATAGCCGAGCTGCCGCAGATAAAAGCTGTAGAGCGCGATCTGAGTGTCGGTCCACAGTTTGTCGAGGTAGTTCGCGTCGATCGAAGACGCGGTCTTGTGCTCGAGCAGATACATGCCATCGGATCGCTTCACGATGGCGTCTGCCTTGCCGGCCATCACGAACGTCTGGCTCGGCCGACCGGTATCGGGATTGCGGATCTCGCCGGTGAACGGCAATTCGACCTCGACGATCTCGAAGTCTTCGGTCGCGTAACGGCCGGCATACCCTGTGAACATCGCGCGGGCCAGGTTCCACGTCGCCTTCTGTTCGTCATCGACGACCCGCAGCGGAAACTGCTGATCGAGGTAGTCCAGCACCGACCACAGGCGGTTCTCGCTCGGCTCCGATCGATACCACAGTTCGATCGCGCCATGCACGACGCTGCCGAACGACAGGGCATCGGGCTTCTCCCGCGGCCGCAGGCAGTCGATATAGCGATGCTTGTACTTCCGCGGGCAGTTGCGAAACGTGTTCAGCGCCGAGAACGTCAGCACGCTCTTGTCCGGCGGTGCGGGTGCGAGTTGTGTCATGTGGTTTGCTCCGACCATCATTCATCCAGGACGGGTTCGATGATGTCGCCGTTGTGCCGCTTGACGCCGCGTTGTTTCTGCAACTGCTGTTCGGTGAATCGCGGCAGACGGTCGTTCACTTGCTGACAGCGCCGGCAGATGCGGTTGCCGGGACCGGCCGAATCGAAGAGCCGGTTGCACTTCAGGCACGTGCGCTTCCTGCGTTCGGTATTCATGTGACAGTGCTCCAGCCAACCAGGCGTGGCAGTCGCCACGGGAATCGGCAAGCCCCACGAACTCACGCGGCGGCTTTCAAGGGCGGGGTGGGATTCGAGTCGACGCGGTCGACCTGGAACGAGTCATCACCGAATTCACGCAGGAGCAGGCCAGCGAAAATCTGCACGACCGTCGCGCCCACTTCGTTCGAGCCGTCGGCGATGATCACGCGACGGTTCAGATCGATGTGGTAGCCGAAGTCGAGTCGCACCCGTGCCGCGCCGAACAAACCCTCGGTGGCGAAGGTCGCCAGTTGTAGCGTCATCTCGACTTCGTAGATCGGGACTTCGGGTGAAAATGAAAAACGGAACACGCCAACGGTCATGGGTCACTCCTTGGAAGTGGATTCGAGTGTCCTTCCCGTAGTTATGTATGCCGTTGGCGTGCCCCACTGCGCGCGGCCGCCTAACTTTTCGCGAGACCAGCACGCGTCAAGTGCTGACGGATAAAGTCGATAGCTGCGTCGAGATTTCTGCGCGAAATCTTCAAGTCGCGTTCGGTGTCGGTTCGGGTGCGCTTCTGCAACGAGCGGCAGACGCGGCGCAGCTCCGGCGGCATCGACGCGATGGCGGCACGGACTCCTTCCGTCAGTTCGAACAGCTCGATGTCAGACGGTGAATCGCCACCGGTGCGACGCTCGAGGTCCAGGATCGAGATGATCGACCACAGCGGCGCGGGCGGCCCATCGGGCTGTTCCACTTTCTCGGCCAGGGACTGGACCTCGACGTCCTCGCCGGGACTCCGCTTCACCCGCTCCCGTTCGCGGACCAGCATTGCCACCGCCGAGTTGACGACGCTGGCGACGAACGTGTTGAGCGACCCGCGGGCGGGATCGAAGTGCGATGCCTGGCTCAGCAGGTGCAAAGACAATTCCTGCTCGACGTCCGGCTGATCCGACCGACTGAAACCGTGCCGCCGGACAAGCTGCTTGGCCTTGACGCGGATCAATGTGCGGGCGTACTTGTTGAGAACTTCGTTACCGGAAGACCCCTCGTTCATGACTACCTCCTGCCGGAGGCAGCCACCCAGGGCGATTCACCGGGTACGCGAAGATTGGCTGTGCTGCGGCGCACCGGATGGCCGCAGAAACGACACAGACGCGAGCCGTGACCGCCGGGTTTTGTCCTCTCGGCGGAGACGGGGCGCCACAACTCGTGTGGCGATGCCACAAAGCGTGTGGCATCTGAAAAACCGGGGTTTTCTTGCCGGTCGGCAGTCGCGGGACGGGTGAACAGCGATCTGCGCAGGGGGACATTTTCTATCCCTTTGCGCAGACGGTCCTTCGCGTCTCTTATTGCGCGTGCCGCGCGCAGTGCCGCGCGCAAACGGCATACATAACCCAGGGGTGGACGCATCGAGCGTTCACATGATTCTTTCCCCTTGGTAACGAGCCGCCCTCATGCCGTCTCTTTCTGTTGGGGTCGTCAGCGAACTGACTCCCGATGAACGCCGTCGCCAAGTGGCCGCGATCCTCGCACTCGGCGTCGTTCGCCATCGAAACCTCGCCCAACTGGCCGAAGTTGGCCAAGTCTCGCGAAGTCCTGGCACAGGCCTTGAGCTTGTCTCGGAAACGAGGCTCTCTGTGTCACACGGTCTCGCCAATGTCGCGCGAGACCCGGATTGCGAGGTAAACGATGAACGAAACGCGTGAAAGTTGTCTTGCCGCCCTCTTGGCCCGCGGACTGTTTCGCGTTCGGCAGCGTGCCGAACGGGCGGGAACCTGGAAATCGCAAGGCAATGACGAACCCCAACCGCTCGCTGCGGACGACGTCGATCAACGACCGGATGAATCGAATGCAGCGACCAGAGGCGAAGGAGACCAGCCATGACAAAGACTGTGGCAGCCGAGGTGGCTCGGCTCGAAAAGATGCCAGTCAGCAAACTCGCCAAGCGCTTCGAACAGCTCTTTGGCCAAGAGTGCCGGAGCCGGCACAAGCGTTACTTGATCCGTCGCATTGCCTGGCGTTTGCAGGCCAATGCCGAAGGTGGCCTATCGGAACGAGCGCGACAGCGAGCCGAAGAGCTGGCCAACGACGCCGAGATTCGTGTTACGCCGCCGCGCGAGAAGAATGCCAAGAGCACCGACTCCCGTCCGTCAACGATCAAGATGGACAGCGGCCGCGATCCCCGCCTCCCACCGCCCGGCAATTGGATCGAGCGCGAGTACAAAGGGCGGACGATCCGCGTGCTGGTGATTGCCGACGGATTCGAGTTCCAAGGCAAGCGTTATCGATCGCTGTCGGCCATCGCCAAAGCGGTCACCGGTTCGCACGTCAACGGCTTCTTGTTCTTTCGCCTATGGAGGGACAAATGAGCCGCAAAAAGAAACCTACGACGCCGGCGATCCGCTGCGCGATCTACACCCGCAAGTCGTGCGAGGAAGGCCTTGAGCTGGAATTCAACTCGCTCGACGCTCAGCGTGAGTCGGCTGAAGCGTTCATTGCCAGCCAGCAGCACGAAGGATGGGAATGCCTGCCCGAACACTACGACGACGGGGGTTTCTCCGGCGGCAGCATGGACCGGCCGGCCTTGAATCGCCTGATGGCCGACATTGAGGCCGGCAAGATCGATTGCGTAGTCGTCTACAAGGTCGATCGACTTAGCCGCTCACTGTTGGACTTCGCCAGGATCATGGAGACGTTCGATAAGCACGGCGTGTCATTCGTGTCGGTCACGCAACAGTTCAATACCACGCATTCAATGGGCCGGTTGACCCTGAACATTCTGTTGTCGTTCGCCCAATTCGAACGCGAGATCATCGGCGAACGCATCCGCGACAAGATCGCCGCCCAGCGCCGGAAGGGAAAATGGGCGGGCGGTATCCCCGTGCTCGGATACGACGTCGACCGTTCGAACCCCAGTCCCAAGCTTGTGGTCAACGCCGAAGAGGCCGTTCAGGTGCGGCGGATCTTCAGTCTGTACCTGGAACTCGGCTCGCTGTTGCCCGTCGTTGAAGAAGTGACGCGGCGCGGATGGTGCAACAAGTCCTGGACGACGAAGAAGGGCATGGCCCGCGGTGGCCGACCGTTCGACAAGTGTTCGATTTACGCGTTGCTGACCAACCCCATCTACATCGGCAAGATCAAGCACAAGACCAATGTGTACGATGGCGAGCACGAGGCACTGATCGACACGGACGTCTTCGAAAAGGTCCAGGCGACGCTACAACAGCACGGCCGCGGGCAAGGCAACTATTTGATCAACAAGTACGGTGCCCTGCTCAAGGGTCTGTTGCATTGCAGTGCGTGCGATCAGTCGATGGTCCACACGTTCACGGGTCGCGGGTCGAAACGCTACCGTTACTACACATGCACAAAGGCGATCAAAAGCGGCTACAAGACTTGTCCGACCAAGTCGCTTCCCGCCGGCGAAATTGAAGCCGCCGTCGTCGACCAGATTCGCTGTATCGCACACGACTCTGGCCTGCGCGACGAAGTGCTACGCCAAGCCCGGTCCGCCTCGGACGACAAACTGGCCGAGCTCGCCACGCAGCAACTGCAGCTCGAGAGACAACTCGGCCGCGATCACGCTGAGATCAAACGCCTGACGGTGACACACGATCCGAGCAGCGCCACGACCGCCCGCATGGCCGACCTGCACGAAAGGATTGCCCGATCCGAACTCGACCTGGGACGCATCAAGAACCGGGTTGCGGAAGTTCAACGCCAACGCATCGACGAATCCGATGTCGCCGCCGCGTTCGCGGACTTCGACAACGTCTGGAATGCGCTCAGCTCGCGCGAGCAGGCCCAAGTGCTGGCCCTGCTGGTCGCCCGCGTCGAGTTCGATCCCGCAGACGACACCATCGCCATTTCATTCCACCCGTCGGCCATCAAGACGCTGGCCGATGGGAACATTGAGGACGCCGCATGATCACCGTCAAACGCAAACTGCAACTCTCCCGCGAAGCCCACGGCCGCCGCCGCGTCGCCACCAAGCCGTCGGACGCGTCGCCCGTCACACCAGGCCGTATCCCGCGTATCTCGCGACTTGTCGCCGTCGCCATCCGCCTGGAACGGATGCTCCAGACGGGCGAGGTCTCCGACCTGACCGAATTGGCCCGCCTGAGCCACGTCACCCAGCCACGGATGTCACAAATCCTGGCCCTGGCCCAACTTGCCCTCGACATCCAAGAGGAATTACTTTTCCTGCCCCGCGTCACCAAGGGCAAGCCGGCCATCCACGAGAAGATGCTGCGACCCGTCTCGGCCGAGATTTGCTGGGAGAAACAGCGGGTAATATGGTCAAAGCTGCGGTCGGAAAACGGCCTTTGAGGTTGCGGCGGTGAACAAACTGATCTGGGAGTATTTGCCGCAAGTCGTTACCTATTAAATTAAGGTCAATTCTGCGGCGGGCACTTGTCGATGGATACATTTGTACACTACAATTCCGGAAACACACGGGGAGGGCCACGATGAGCGCGAACTCCAAGATCGAATGGACGGACGCGACCTGGAACCCTGTGCGTGGCTGCACCAAGATCAGTCCCGGCTGCGCCCACTGCTACGCCGAGACGTTTGCCGAGCGATTTCGCGGCGTGCCCGGCCATCCCTACGAGCAGGGCTTCGACCTGCGGCTGGTGCCGGAGAAACTGACCGAACCCATCACGTGGTCGAAGCAGCGCATGGTGTTCGTGAATTCGATGAGCGACCTATTCCACAAGGACGTGCCTGATGCCTACATCGAACTCGTTGCCAGAACGATGGCGACGGCAGACTGGCACATCTATCAGGTGCTCACGAAACGCTCCGAGCGAATGCGCGACCTGCTCACAACCAAGCTTCGCTTCGCAGCCGAGTTGCCACATATCTGGTGGGGCGTTAGCGTCGAAAACCAACGGCATGGTGTACCTCGCATAGCCCATCTTCGCCAGACGAACCCGGCGATGGCATTCTTGTCGGTGGAACCTCTCCTGGAAGATCTAGGCGACGTCGACTTCACTGGCATCAACTGGGTGATCGTTGGCGGTGAAAGCGGCGCTGGGGCCAGACCGATGGACAAGTCGTGGGTATTGAACATCCGGCGACAGTGCCGGAAGGCGAAGGTGCCATTCTTCTTCAAGCAGTGGGGAGGCGTTCGCAAGAGCCAGAATGGACGCGAACTCGACGGACGCACTTACGATGAGTTCCCGCGCGTCACTCGTAGCGCCGTCCCAGATGTAGCAACGCGGAAGCAACTCGCTGCTTCCCTTGCTGACTCCTGGCCGTTGACTCCGGCGCTACCCAATCGACAAACCGCATAAGGCGCGGGCAGACATGGCAGACAGCGTAGTTGGCCCTTGGGCCGCTGACAAACTCGATCGGTTGGGAAAGTACTTGAGTGCCTACACCACGATCATGAAGGATCAGCAGTGGTGTGAGGGGTTCTACTACATCGATGCTTTCGCTGGTCCGGGCGAACACGAAGTGCGGAAGAAAGAACGTGGCCAGTCTCGCACGAAAACGAATCCACTTGTGGACGTCGCCAGCTTCGGTCAGGCACAAGAGGAACAGCAGCAATTCCTCGCTGGTTCTCCCCGTGTCGCGCTGAACATCCAACACCCTTTCACCGGCTACGTCTTTATTGACCGCTCGCCAACCCGTGTCGCTCAGCTCGAGTCGTTGAAGGAACAATTCGGTGAGAGTCGGACCATCCGCATTCGACAGCAGGACTGCAACGGGTATCTGCAGAAGAATGTCGTGGCCAACCCGAAGGTCGATTGGAGGTGCAATCGGGCGCTGGTGTTCCTCGATCCGTTCGGCATGCAAGTCCCTTGGCGGACGTTGGAATTGCTCGGACAAACCGAAGCGATTGAGGTGTTCCTGAATTTCCCCGTCGGTATGGCGATTCAGCGATTGCTGCCGCGCGATACCGGGAAGATAACGGACCAGCGACGTGCCATGCTCGACGAGTACTTCGGTTCGCCAGAGTGGTTCGACGTTGTTTACCGCACGACTCGCACTTTCTTCGGCGATGCGGAGGAGAAGATCGAGCAATCCGGCAAACGCCTTGTAAAGTGGTATCAGGGCCGGCTGCGAGCTGCGTTCGGACACGTCACCAAGGCAGCACTGATTCGCAACACACGGCGCGGGCACCTTTACTACCTCATGCTCGCTTCGCCGAAACGGACCGGAGCGAGGATCGCCGATCACATTCTCGGCGCCGGCGAAACGATCTGATGCCGTAGCTTCGTTTCACCCGCGAAGTTTCCGACGTGATGAAACTGGCCCGCCGGCCACCTCGCCCAGTCCCATAGGTCCCAGATCCTGAACCTGGCGCTCCTCGCCCCCGACATCCAGGAGGAGCTTCTCTTCCTCCCCCCGCGTCACCGCCGGCAAGCCCGCGATCCTCGAAAAACTGCTCCGCCCGGAGCAGCAACGCACGTCATCACTCCACTCGTCGCCGGCATCCTGTCCGCAGTGAATACGTCGCCAGGCTTCTTCTGTAAGTTGCTGTATTGCAATGCCTTGCATGCATCACCGGCACTTTTCTTGCCCTGGGGATAGACATAACCTTGCGGTCGGATAAGATGTTCGGTGTTTGATAAACATGGCACGAACAGCTGCACTGTCCGCACTCCACCTTGAAGGGGGTGCAATTCAGTTCCGTGCCCTTTCCGGAGGCATTGGTGATGGCGTCGGAATCAGTGATCGCACGCATTACAACAGTGCTATCAGAGCAAGGTGACATTACGGTTCACCATGATCCGCCCGCGACCGGACCGACCGCAGGACACTTTCTTCCGGTTTCAGACATTGACCTGCACGACGACCTTCGCCACCTGCTTGAACACGAGTTTCCGGACGGGTTCTTCCAGCACCAAGCGCTGGCAATTCGCCAGATCCTCTCTAGGAACAACACCGTTGTTGCAACACAAACGTCGTCCGGAAAGTCGCTGATCTATTCGGCACCCGTGTTCGACGCACTTCTGCGAGACCGAGACGCGACCGCTTTGTTTATTTACCCGCAGAAGGCGCTCGCAAATGATCAGTTTTCCAAACTGAAAGAGACCGCCCTGCAACTAGATGCGATCTCGAAGAGAATCGCCTCTCGGCCTCACTTGATCAGCCGATACGATGGCTCGACCCCGCAGGGTGTGAGGAACGACGTGCGAGACCAGGTACAGGTCGCCCTGACTAATCCTGACATGCTCCACATCGGCATTTTGCAGCATCATGACCCAAAATGGGCCCGTTTTTTCGCGCATCTTCGTTACGCGATTATCGACGAGTGCCACGAATACCGCGGGATTTTTGGGACCAATGTCGCCTATATTCTTCGGAGGCTTCGACAGATCTGCGAAATCCACGGCTCGAACCCGACGTTCGTCGCCACGTCTGCCACGATACGTGATCCGCGAGAACACCTAGAGAAACTGACTGGTCTGCCGTTTCACGAGGTAGGACCAGACAAGGATGGCAGCATTCAAGGGCGTAAGAAGTTCTGGATGCTTAGCGGCCACGATCATTTTTACGACCTGGGACGGAAGATCGCCCTCAGCCTTGCGAAGAAAGGCCTCAGCGTCCTTGCTTTTTGCCCGAGCCGTCTCGCCGCCGAACGGATGATGGCCCGTGTGCTCTCATCTAAGGATGACGAATTGCCGTTCGTCAAGGTATATCGCGCTGGCCTTTCGGCGCAAGAACGTGAAGCAATCGAAGCAGGGCTACGCGATAAGTCGGTTCGCTTGGTCTTCTCCACCAGCGCATTGGAGCTTGGGATCGACATCGGCGCTCTTGACGTTGTCGTCTGTGTTGGGGTTCCGAGTAGCATGATGAGTCTCTGGCAGCGCGCTGGTCGCGTTGCGCGAGCAGGAAAAGAAGGGGGGATTATTCTCGTTCCGGCTGATACGCCCATCGATTCGTATTATGCGGATCATCCGGACGAGCTATTCGCTAAAGAGAATGAGCCTCTCGCGCTTAACCTCTCCAACCGTCGGGTCGTGTATTGTCACTACGCGTGCGCAGTGAGCGAGGTCGGCGGTGTCGACGACAGGCTACACCTCGGAGCGTTGGGCGATTCCATCAAGACGGTTGCCGAGCTTCGTGCCAGCGGTTCACTTGATGACGACATCTTTTATCGATCCGACCCACATTCGGAGGTCAATATTCGAAGTATGGGCGAGGGGTCGTACTCGCTTGAATGTGGGTCAGAGAAGATCGGTGAAATCGATGATTTTCATTTGCTTCGCGAGGCATATCGAAATGCTATCTACCGACACGGAGGTGTCGGGTATCGGGTAAAGGACGTGATCAAAGGGAAGAAAATTGTGAGGCTCGACCGCGAGTACTCATGGAACGAGACATCGCCGTTCATTCAGAAGCAGATTCGTCTCAAGCGACGAAATTCGGTGGCGGACTACCCAGATCTAACAATTGCCACCGTTGATATTGATGTAACCGAATTCATCGTCGCCGTCGCGGAAAAAGACCGATCAGGTAATGTCATTCAGCAATGGCAGGGTTCCGCTGGTATGCCAGCCCATACACTGCCAACCGTCGCCACACAGGTGCTGATTCGCAAATCTCTTTGGGACGATGCCGTCGCGGCGGTAGGGCCACGCCAGGCGGCGTCGGCCTTGACGTCGTGCGAACGGTTGCTGTCGAGCCTGTTTCCCACCGTGAGCGGCCCCTGCGACATTCAGGACTTCTCTTCCTTCAGCGAAGTCTTGAAAGACGGCAACGCTGTGATCTACCTCTACGACAGTGTCTACGACGGAGTAGACCTAACGACCGGGGCCTTCGACAAGATTCAAGTCTTGATCGAAAAGGCTTTGGAGAGATTGAAGACATGCGACTGCAAAGAAGATTCGGGATGTTTTCGATGCATCGCCAATCCACGGATAGACGAGCCAGCTAGCAAGGACGCTACGACGAAGCTTCTCCAGATGATTCATGACGAGATGGCAGTTGGGGAGCCAAAAGTCACAGAACGAAGCAGCGATGCTGCAGCCACGCTCGCTCCGGATGCGATTGCTACCTGCCCCGCCTGCAACAGCAACATCACTAAGGGCGACAGATTTTGCAAAAACTGCGGCCACAAATTGAGCTGAGTGGATTGATGAGCAGCGAACGGCTACCGGGAAACGTGGCGAGTCGTTATCGGGATGCATGGATTCGTGGTCCACGGATAACCCGGCTCGAGGAGAATCGTTTGGGGTGGTTTGAGCTGAATGCGGAAACAGCCTGGACCCTGGGCACAAACAACGTCGGTGTGTTTGTAGGGGACTGCAAGCCGTTGGGTGGCACAATCGACGTCATTCGCGCGCTGCACGATGCGACTCCGGGCAGTCAATGGATCGTCGTCGCGGCGACAAAGAAAATGGCCGCCGTCCTCATCCAGCGGTGGCTCCGAGAAGATCAGTTAGCCCGTGTGGCAGTTACGACGCTAAGACTGCCTCAGTCGTTTTCCAATATCGTATTGGCGACGCCTGAAAGTCTCCGAAGGATCGAGAGGCATGATAACGACGGATTTGCGGGAATCATCGTCCTTGACATGCTCTGCCACATCCACAAGGCCAGAGGCATGAAGAACAGAAACTTCTTCGTTCGAAATGACCGGCCGCAACTCATCGCAGATTTTAGGAATGACGTCGCTGTGGACGGCTGGCTGCCGCCGGTCATCTTCTTAACGCAGAAGGCTGCGAAGTCAGTCACCACAGACAGTATCGCGAGGGCATACTGCCTTGATGCCTGGTGGTTCGTGGACGGGAAGTGCCTGCGTTGCGGACCGCGTCCAAATTCTCCAAAGGGCGGACCAGACGTCGTTGATGAATGTGACGCCGATGTACCAGACGATCAGACGTGACTTATGCCCAGCAAAGCTGACGCCTGCAGACGATACGCTGTGCATCACAGTTTTCTAAACATGGACGATGGTCATGCCTGAGACATACCCGCTTCGCCACATTTCGATCCGTGTCCCTTGGCACGATACCGCCTGGGACGGACGGGTTTGCGCACAGCCCCATCTTAATGATTCCTGCCTGCGATTGAAACGTATCGGGCAGTCGCGAGACGACGCGGCCGAGCAAGCGGTGGCCAGCCAGTCCATCAATGATCTCGCTGAAAACCAGTGGCCGTGCTGCGTGGACGAACGAGTCAGTTTCATGGCTCCGTTCGAATTCACGAAGATGAAGAACCATCCGTACAACCGGGGCGAAGACTGCGCGCATGCGCATTTTGTCCCGACGCCGCTACGACATCCGAAATACTCCGCCGCCGCAATCCCGTTCGCTTGGATGCTCGCCGATGCCATGCCTGGCTTGGGAGAGGAATACGCGATCGACGTGCAGCCGGAGCGCGAACCTGACCTCGGGTTTCCAACTCAGTGGATACAGGACTATCGGAATCACACCGCACTACTGGACTGTTTCCGAGCTCACATCGTCGCCGATGAGTCCTTGTGTTTCTTTTATGCGAAGCAGGTCCCCTTCGTCGAGGATGCGGGCCGCAGTCGCATCTTAATCGGCGTGGGGCGTGTGAAGCACATCGCGCCGTGCCAAGAGTACCGGTACAACACGAAGGATCTCGATGGCAAGCTCCGGTCGATGCTCTGGGAGTTGATGGTGCAACATTCCATTCGCCCAGATTTCAAAGACGGATTCCTGCTGCCTTACCATGCTGCCATCGAGCTAGCCAAGACCGACTCTGACTTCGATCCAGCCGAGATCGCGGCGTTCTCGCCCGACGACCGCAGCCTTGAATTCTCTCACGTATCGCAATTGGTGACGCACGACGCCGCAATTGCCAGCCTGCTGGCTTGTGCTGAATCATTGCGACGAGCGAAAGAAAAACTGCCTGGACCGTGGGACCAGTGCATCGAATGGATTGATCATCGGCTTGACGAACTCTGGAAGGTGCGCGGCCCGTGTCCAGGTTTGGGTGCGGCGCTATGGGCTTTTGGGCTGAAACTTGGCACGTTCGTTGCGCACGACGTTGCCGAGAAGGCGGGGGAGAACGCAAACCCGTGGCCGCTGGTTGATCAAGTATTTGATGCGCCGAAGAAGCACCTGCCAGCGCACTTGGCCAGCGGCATTGGCAAGACCCTGCGTGAGAAGTGGAGTCGATTGAAGCCGGAGAAGCGGGCGCTACTTGAATTGCTGAGCCGATTTGAGATTACCAAAGCCCAAGCCGAGACGCTGTACGACCCGATCCGCCGCAAGAAGGCCGGATTTGAAGTCGACGAGAAGGGCATCCTCGCCAATCCTTATCTCTTGTACGAACTCACGCGACTGACGGACGCTCCGATCAGCGTTTGGACCGTCGACCGTGGCGTGTTTCCCGACGAGGTCATTCGGAAGGAACATCCGCTTCCTGAGCCTAGCGCTCTGGACGCCGGAACCGACGCTCGACGGGTCCGTGGACTCACGGTGAAAGTCCTCGAGGATGCATCGGGCAATGGCTGCACGCTCCTGCCACAGGACGAAGTGGTCGAGCGCATCCGTGGGTTGACTCTTGAGCCTAGCTGCGAAGTTGACTCAGACCTGATCGACGTGGCAAAAGACGATTTTGACGACGCCGTCGTGGAAGTGCCGATGGCCAACGATGCGCCAGCGCTCCAGCTTGGCCGACTCGCCGACATGGGAGCAGTCATTCGTTCAGCCGTCACCAAACGCGTTGGCGGCACGCGATTGGAAGTTAATGCGGATTGGCGGGCCCTGCTGGACGAACACCTGAAGAAGAAGGGGGCGAAGGGGAGCGACGAGCTTGAAGAGAAGGCGCGTGAGGAGAAAACCGCGGCGCTGAAGGAACTCGCCGAGTCCCGCATTTCCGTCCTGATTGGTCCGGCAGGCACCGGCAAGACGACGCTGCTTTCGGTCCTTTGTTCGCAAAAGGACATTGCCAAAGGCGGCGTCCTGTTGCTCGCGCCAACCGGCAAGGCGCGGGTGCGAATGGAACAATCGACGCAGGATCTGAAACTGAAGGGCTACACGATCGCCCAGTTTCTCAGTCCGCACCGGTATGACGCCTCGACTGGTCGCTACAAGCTGTCGGACAAGCCGGCCGAGGCCGGTGCTCGCACCGTCATCATCGATGAGTCGTCCATGCTGACCGAGGAGATGTTCGCTGCGCTGATTCAGGCGTTGAAAGGGGTGCATCGTCTGATCTTGATCGGCGATCCGCGCCAGCTTCCGCCGATCGGTTCTGGCCGGCCGTTTGTCGACGTCACGAATCACCTTGAGCCCGAAGGAGGCCGAGAGCGATTCCCGCGCGTCGGACCCGGCTACGCCGAGTTGACGATCCGACGACGCCAAGCCGGCCAGGATCGCGAGGACCTTCAGTTGGCAGAGTGGTTCAGCGGATCGCCGATCGCGCCGGGCGAGGACGAGGTCTTCGACACTGTCGTTCGCACCGGCAAAAGCGACCACGTCCGCTTCGAGCAGTGGGACTCACCGGACGAGTTGCGTGCCAAGGTGATCAACATTCTTGTTGAGGAATTGAAGCTCGACGGGCCCGACGACATCGTGGGGTTCGACAGAATCCTCGGGGGCACGGAGTGGAATGACAAGCGGTTCTTCAATTTCGGCGCAGCTGAGGCGGCCGAATGCTGGCAGATTCTGTCGCCAGTGAAAACGGGGCCGCATGGCGCGCCTGATCTCAATCGGCAAATCCACAAACAGTTTCGCCAAGAAATGATCGACGAGTCGCGCAAGCAGCGAAACCGCAAGTACCCCAAGCCGATGGGGCCGGAAGAGATTGTGTACGGCGACAAGGTGATCAACGTCGTGAACACCGATCCGACTCAATGGTGGAACCGGCACCGCAAGGTTTTTCCCGAAAAGGACAGCCCGTACATCGCCAACGGCGAAATTGGCATGGTCGAAGGGTTCTTCTGGAAACGCGGCCTGCCCGACTTTCGCTGGAAGCTGGAGGTCGAGTTTTCTTCGCAGCCACGATTCAAGTACGACTACACGAGCCGGGACTTCTCGGAAGAAGGCAGTGCCATCCTGGAATTGGCCTACGCGCTCACGGTCCACAAATGCCAAGGCAGCGAGTTCGGCACGGTCTTCCTGGTCATGCCCAACCCGTGCCGAGTGCTGTCGCGCGAAATGCTTTACACGGCGCTCACGCGACAGAAAGACCGCGTCGTGATCTTGCACCAAGGCCCGCGATCCGAGCTGCGCAAGTACTCGTCCGATGACCGCTCTGATACCGCGCAGCGGTTGACCAATCTATTCGCCGCACCATCGCCCATCACCATCGACGGGCGGATGTTTGAGGAGAGCCTCATCCACCGGACGTCGAGCGGCGAAATGGTCCGATCCAAGTCGGAGGTCATCATCGCAGATCATATCACGCGCCGAGGGATTGAGCTGCTTTACGAACGCCCGCTGACAATCGATGGCGTCACGAAATACCCCGACTTCACGATCGAAGATATGGAGTCCGGGAAGAACTACTACTGGGAACATTGCGGCATGCTGCACGTTCCCAGTTACCGCAAGCGGTGGGAGAAGAAGCTTGCCTGGTACAAGGCCAACGGGATCTTGCCGCGCGAGGACGGCGGCGGACCGAACGGTACGCTCATCATCACCCGCGATGAGGCAAACGGCAGCATCGACTCTGGCGGGATCGATGATCTCCTCGACGACCTGGATTTGTAGCAACCATGCCCAACGAAGCCGACACCTGCCGACGATACGTTGTCCCGCGGCTGCAAGCCGCCGGGTGGGATAACGATCCGTACCGAATCAACGAGCAGGTGACGTTTACGGACGGGCGGATCATCGTCGCCGGTCGGCGTGGGCGGCGGCGACCGGGCAAGCGGGCAGACTACATTCTCCGCTATCGCCCCGACTTCCCCATCGCCGTTGTCGAGGCCAAGCCGACCTACGCCACGCCTGGTGAGGGTCTCCAGCAGGCCAAAGACTACGCCGAAATCCTCGGCCTCAAATTCGCCTATGCCACGAACGGCCACGGCATCATTGAGTTTGACTACACGACCGGGATCGAACGGGATATCTCGGCGTTTCCGACGCCGGAGGAACTTTGGACGCGGCTTACGACCGAGCAGTCGCTCACGGCCGAAGCCGCCGAACGCCTCCTGGCGCCGGCCTATCATCTCAGCGGCAAGTCGCCACGCTACTATCAAGAGATCGCGATCAATCGCGCCGTGCAGGCGGTCGCCCAAGGCAATCCGCGCATCCTGCTCACAATGGCGACCGGCACAGGAAAAACCGTCGTTGCCTTCCAGATCTGCTGGAAGCTGTGGAACTCAAGATGGAATCGCACGGGCGAGCACCGCCGGCCGCGGATTCTGTACTTGGCGGATCGCAACATTCTGGTTGACGACCCGATGGCCAAGATCTTCGCGCCGTTTGGCGATGCCCGCTGGAAGATCGCTGGCGGACGAGCCGTGCAAAGCCGCGAAATGTACTTCGCCATCTACCAGTCGATCGCGCGGGATGCCAATCGCCCCGGACTTTACCGCGAATTCGCGCCCGACTTTTTCGATTTGATCATCGTGGACGAATGTCATCGCGGCAGCGCCCGCGACGACAGCAACTGGCGAGAGATTCTGGACTACTTCCAGCCCGCGTTCCAAATCGGCATGACTGCAACGCCGCGGCGCCAGGATAACGCCGACACGTACAACTACTTCGGCGATCCCATCTACACCTACAGTTTGCGGCAGGGCATCGAGGACGGGTTCCTCGCGCCGTATCGCGTCCACCGCGTCGTCACCACCTGGGATGCCGCGGGCTGGCGGCCGAGCCAGGGCGATCTCGACCGATACGGGCGGGAGATTCCCGACGAGGAATATCACACCGGCGAATTCGAACGCATCGTCTCGCTGCGGGCCAGGACCGAAGCAGTCGCCCACCATTTGACCGAGTACATGCGGCGCACCGATCGTTTCGCCAAGACGATTGTCTTCTGCGTCGATCAAGAACACGCAGACGAAATGCGGCGGGCGCTGAACAACCTCAACGCTGACCTGGTCCGCGACAATCCCGACTATGTTTGCCGCGTCACGTCCGACGAGGGCGCCATCGGGCGCGGACACCTCAGCAACTTCCAGGATCTGGAACGGCGCACGCCCGTCATCCTGACCACGTCGCAGCTTCTGACAACCGGCGTCGATGCGCCGACCGTACAGAACATCGTGCTGCTGCGGGTCATCAACTCGATGACCGAGTTCAAGCAAATCATCGGGCGCGGCACGCGGGTGCGCGACGACTACGGCAAGCTGTTCTTTAGCATCCTGGACTACACCGGCTCAGCGACGCGGCTGTTTGCCGATCCCGAGTTCGACGGCGATCCGACCATCGAAACGGAACAGACCATCGACGAAGAAGGCGAGCCCGTCGACGACGAAACAGTCGTGACGCCGGAAGAAGAGCTGGAGGACGAAGGCCCCGAGCCGTTGCCGCCAGACGAGCCCGACGAGCCTCGCCGCAAGTTTTACTACGATGGCGGCCAGGTTGAAATCGCGGCGCACCTGGTCTACGAGCTCGATCCCGACGGCAACCAACTCCGCGTTGTCCAATTTACCGATTACACCGCCGACAAGGTTCGCACGCTCTTCCGCAACGCCGCCGAACTGCGCGGCGAATGGGCTGATCCTGAGCGGCGTAGCGACATCATCGAACGGCTGGAAGAACGCGGCATCGACTTTGACCACCTGGCCGAGACCGCCAACCAGCCCGACGCCGACCCGCTCGACCTGATCTGCCACCTGGCGTTCAACGCTCCGCTTCGCACGCGCCGCGAACGGGCCCAGCGGCTTCGAACCGAACGGCAAGACTTTTTCGATCAGTTCGGGCCGGACGCGCGGGAAATCCTCGACGAGCTGCTCGACAAGTACACCGAACATGGCACGGCACAGTTCGTCATTCCCGACGTGCTGGAGGTTCCGCCGATCAGCGCCCACGGCAACGTGATCGAGATCGCCGGCCGATTCGGCGGTGTTGAGCAGTTGCGGCAAGCAGTGATTCAACTTCAGACATTACTCTACGCAGCAGCGTAGCGGGAGCGGATGAGACATGGCAATTCGACTTGAACTTCACGCCAGGGACGTAACGCTGTTGCCAGATACTCGTCCTGCACCAGACCCGGATGCCGCGCCTGAGAGAGACTTCGTAATTTCTCACGACGGGCGAGGCTACACACTCGAGTATGACGGTCGGCGTGCAAACGTTCCCGACAACGAGATAAGGCAGCTTCTCGCACGCGTGATCGCGGGCACGTCAGTCGAATGGCGACATTCTTCCGATCCAGAGATCCGAACGACGTTCCGACCCCTCAACCGAATTCTGCAATGCATCAACTCGACACCGTCGTATCAGTTGTTTCTCGCGGGATTTCACGTTGGTGACTCGATTGGTCTATTCGATCTGACCGAAGTGCAACCTCCCGCCGTGGCCGATAGCTTTCGCTACCTAGTTGGAAACCTTCCGTGGACTGAAGGCAAAAAGGGAAGGCTTTTTTTCATACCTGATGGGTATGTGACGACAGACGAAGTGCGGGGGGAGTTAATGGCCAACGGTAAGATCTTCGTTATCGACCTGCGAGTAGGCGATGAAGACCCGACTAGCCACGTAGAGAACAAGCTGGTCGTCCCTTACGCCACTCCAATCGGCTTCAACACTCGATTGTCAGCCAATACCGAAGAATCATGGCGACGCATCAGCGACCTTATGCGACGCCAAGGCGGAGGGGCATAACGTGATCACGTTTTCCATTTGTGTCTCGCTGGTCATCCTTGCACTGATAGCGGCGATCTTTGCACAACAGTCCAGCGACTGGGTACTTCCTGAAGATCGCGAGATGTACTTTCCGCCGTTCTTCAAGAGCGAAGGGTTCTATCGGTCGTTCCTGATAAATCTCAGTTTTGCCGGCATCTCCACGTCCGCCGCCTCTATCCAATTTGTCAAGTACGACTCGTTCTGGATGATCTGCGATCCATTGTTGGCGATCTTCTTGAACCTGGGACTCGGGCTCTTTGCAGCATTATGCCTGAAGTCGGAATCATCCGAGATTGAGAACAGAAAGCGATGGGGCTGGTCAATTGGATTGCTTGTGGCAGGCGCGCTGATATTCAGTTTCGCAGTTGGCACAACAGTGTATTTGGCAAGCACCACGTCAAGCACGACAACCACAACGTCGACCGCCCCAGCGGCGACCCCTAAGGAATAAAAGACCACGATGGCCAAGAAGAAAGCCAAGACGGCTAAGAAGAAGACCAAGAAACCCAAGAAGGCTGAACAGCCCAAGACAACGGCACAGCAATTGTCAGCGCTCATCAAATCAGCACGGGACATCATGCGGAAGGACAAGGGCCTCAATGGCGACCTGGATCGCCTGCCCTTGCTCACCTGGATTATGTTCCTGAAGTTCCTCGACGACCGTGAAAAGCTGGAAGAGGCCCGCGCTGGCATTGCAGGCAAGAAGTACAAGTCGGCCATCGAGGCCCCGTACCGTTGGCGCGATTGGGGCGCGAACAAGGACGGCATCACCGGCGACGAACTGATCGCCTTCGTCAACCAGGAAGAAGCGGTTCGTCCCGACGGCAAGCGTGGGCCGGGGTTGCTGACCCATTTGCGCGGTCTGCGTTCGACAAATGGAGATCGCCGGCGGGACGTTATCGCCACGGTTTTCGAGGGCGTAAACAACCGGATGATCTCCGGTTACCTGATGCGGGACGTGATCAACCTCATCGACGGCATCCACTTTGATTCGTCCGAAGAAATCCACACACTTGCTCGGCTGTACGAGTCGATGCTCCGCGAGATGCGCGACGCCGCCGGCGACTCCGGCGAATTCTACACCCCGCGCCCCGTCATCCAGTTCATGGTCGCGGTGACCGATCCGCAGCTCGGCGAGGTCGTGCTCGACCCTGCCTGTGGCACGGGAGGATTTTTGGCCGAGACCTTCACGCACCTGGAAAAGCAATGCACGAAGGCTCAGGACCGCAAGGTGCTCCAAGAGCGCAGCATTGTTGGCGGCGAGGCCAAGCCGCTGCCGTACATGCTCGCGCAGATGAATCTGCTGCTGCACGGTCTGGACGCGCCGGCTGTCGAGTACGGAAACAGCTTGGCGGTAAAAATCACCGAGCTTGGCGAAAAGGATCGTGTCGACGTCATCCTGACAAATCCGCCGTTTGGAGGAGAAGAGGAATCTGGCATTAGAGGGAATTTCCCCGCCGACAAACAGACCAGTGAAACTGCTCTGCTTTTTCTGCAGCTCATCATGCGAAGACTGAGGAGGGGGCAACGCAACGGTGGGAAACCAGGACGCGCCGCTGTCGTCGTACCAGATGGATTCTTGTTTGGGGACGGCGTGTGCGCGCGAATCAAAGAAGAACTTTTGAGTGAATTCAATCTTCACACGATTGTTCGGCTGCCAAATGGTGTCTTCTCACCATACACGCCCATCCGCACCAACATCCTTTTCTTCGACAGATCTGGCCCGACCAAGAACATCTGGTTTTACGAACAGCCGCTGCCAGAGGGAAGACGCAATTACACAAAGACAAAGCCACTGCTGCTGAGTGAATTTGATGACTGCTTGGGTTGGTGGAACAAACGCAAAACTAATGACCGTGCTTGGAAGGTGAATGTTTCATCGGTCAAGTCATCTGGCTTTAATCTCGACATCACGAATCCAAGCAAACCACCGAGTTTCGAGGGGGTTCCCCCCGAGACAATCATTGGAAGTTTGCGAGACACGAGCGCCCGCCTGAATTCCCTGACAGAATCACTTTGCACGGAGGTTGAAACGCTATTGGCGGGCTTAAACGTGGAAGGCAATCAAAAGACGATTGCTGATTTCGTTGAGCGATGCCAGCGGCCTACCCAAGTTCGTGCCGGTCACGAATATCGCACCGTCGGGGTGAAATGGTGGGGAAAGGGTGTATATGCGCGGGAGGTCAAAGACGGAGGAGACATCAAGGCGAAGCGGATGTTTCACATTACAACCGACGATCTTGTCTACAACAATATGTGGGCAAGGCACGGTTCCGTGGGGATCGTGCCAGCCGAATTAGACGGGTGCGTCGTGACTTCCGACTTTCCTGTGTTTGTCATCAATACTGAAATTGTGCTTCCAAGATGGTTCTCGTGGATAACGCAGACGCCTTGGTTTTGGCAGGCATGTGACGAGCGATCGTATGGGACCAGCGATCGACGAAGGATTCAGCCGGATTCCTTTCTCGCTATACCAATCAAAGTGCCTTCGCCGGAGGACCAAACACGCATTGCTGATCTGTTGTCTAACGCTACCGGACGGCTCACGGAACTAACGCGATTACGTGAAGAGTCGGATGCGGAACTAAGCGCGCTTTTGCCCTCTATCCTGGACCGTACGTTCAAGGTGGAGGACTGAGATGTCCAAGAACAAACAGCAGAAACAATTCGGCCAGGTGCTCCGCGAGAAGCGGATTGAGAAGGGTTACAGCCTGAGAAAGTTCGCTAAGATGGTGGGTATTAGCCCGACGTACTTGTCGCAGGTCGAACAGATGAACGTCGATCCGCCAACCGCCGACCGCGTAAAGCGAATGGCCGAAATCCTCGAAGAGAGTGTGGACGAATGGACGGCGCTGGCGGGACGAATAACTGAGGACTTGCCAGGGATCATTCACGAATCGCCGACCGACGTGCCCGACCTGCTTCGCGCCGTGCGGGGCATGACGGCGGACCAGATGCGACGATTGCGGGAAGAAGCCGAACGCTTAAAAAGGGAGGAAGATTGAGGACAATGGCGAGACGGATTTCCAAGTCGGATCGGCAACCGCGCTTCATGCAGGAGCAGGAATTCGAGGACGAGGCTGCGCTGTTGCTCGCCGAGTACGGCCGGGAACATGGCGTCATCACCGCGCCGCCGATCCCCATCGATGACATCGTCGAAGAGTATCTTAAGATCGCCGTCGAGCTGCGCGACCTGCGGACCGAGTTTCCCGAAGGCGACGTGCTGGGGGCGATCTACTTCAACGACAAGAAGATCGTCATCGACCAGACCTTGGTCCCCGAGGATTTTCCCTCGATGCGCGGGCGCTACCATTTCACGCTCGCGCACGAATTGGGCCACTGGCGACTACACCGGCACCTGTATCTGCGCCGCGCCGGCGAGCGGACCTTGCTGCCTGGCGGCGCGCCGCGCCCCGATCACGTTTTTCGCGCCGGCCAAAGTGATCCGAAGGAATTCCAAGCAAACAAATTTGCCGCCTGCCTGTTGATGCCGCGCGACATGGTAAAACGCGCGTGGCACGAGCAGTACGGCAACATGGACCCGATCTACCTCGACGACCTGCGGGCCAAGCGCCAACAGATTTTGACGGCTGAAGTTCTGCGGCGTGGCGGTTTCAAGTCGGGCGACGATGCAGAAGACAATATGTTATTGGAACACGTCAGCCGGCCGTTGGCCGAGACGTTCCAGGTTTCTCCGGATGCGATGCGAATTCGCCTCGAAGGAATGAAGCTTCTACTTCGCAAGAAGGAACGAACGCTGTTCGACTGAACGGCATATTTTTTTACATCCGGCGTTTACTGTTCAGCGAACGGACACGCCCCAGAATAGGAGGCCAATGAATGGCCACGCAAACAAAGACGCGAGGTTCGCTCTCGTTCACCGAGGACGAGCAAGCCCTGATTGTCACCGATCTTATTGCTCTGAAGAAGGAGCAGATCGGCGACTTCCTCGCCGGCGTCGGCTTGGCAAAATCGGGAACGAAGGAGGTGCTTCGAACACGAATCGAAGGGGCCCTCGAAGATGGGGCACTGACAATGCCCCAGATCGTGCAGTTTCTCGACAACGTGATCCCGTGGGGAAAGCAGCATGTCTACCTCTACAACGGCCCGCAGTCGTCGATTTCCGACTGGCGGAACGAAACGTGGGTGGCCAAGCTGCTCAAGAAGCATCGTATGGGGAAATACTTGAACGCCAGCCTGCCGCTTGTCCTGCCCGACAAGATGAAAGTCTCGTCCATCCTGCACGATTCGAAGCGGCTCAGAATCACTGCGGTCAAGCGGCGCGATTGGTGGGAACGCGACTCCGACTACGACGACACGGCCGTTACTGACGAAGGCGACGACGTGGAGCTTCGGGCCTTCGTCCATCGCGTCACGAGAAGCCTGGTGGCGTTTGAATGGGACCTGGTGGCGAACACCGCCTTCCTGCAGATTTCCCAACTGCCACGGGGAATTGACTACGGCGAAGTGGCCGACGAGTTTTTTGAGCTGATCGAAAGTTGGCTCGATCGGTCGATGTTCACGGTCGTCGACCTGCGGCCGCCCATCACCAAGCTGCACGAGCTTGAGGAGGCAGGAACGGGCGAAACCCGTTCGCATGGCATCAACTACCGAACGCTCCAGGGACGTCGCTTCGAGGGCAAGAGCGCGTCGCCGGCCGATCCGTTGCTCGGAGAACTTTCCATCGACGCGGCGATGCGTGCGGTCCGCAAGTCCGGCATCGGGCACCTGGGCAATTTCTACTGGACTGCCTCGACCAACGGGCACGTTCACATCCTGACCTCGGAGGTCCACGTCATCGTTGTGGGCTTCCGAAACCGCGTCAATTTCCCGACTCCGAATAGCGAAGCAACGGTGCGATATGTACTTTCAAGAATCCGAAGTCATTGCAAGTGAGAACCCCGACTTGCATGACGTCGTCGAGCAGCTCGACCGCCTATTGGCCACGATCTTCACCGCCGCGCCGTTGCGGCCAGGAGACTTCGCCTGCAACCTGGGGAGCGACTCGAACCAGGTGATCGCGGTATTTGATCTCCTGGCGGATTGCGAAATCCTCCTGGCTGAAAAGATGGTCGAATGCGAGCGGTGCCACAATCTCATGTCGGCGACAGCCTTTCAGCAGGCCGTTGCCGACCAGGACGACTTCGATTGCTCCAGTTGCAGCCGTCCGTTCCGGCGTCGCACGTCGGTGATGACTGTCGATCGCGGCCAGCGCGCGTACCAGTTTGGCGGCTTGGCTGGTCGTTGGTTGCGAAGTGACTGGTAGAGTCAGTGGTGAGTTGGCGGTTGTGGATTTGGCAGGGGGATGGGCTCGATGGCGAGT